GGCGATATGGGAGGGGGTGTAGTTTTTCCGACCCCTCCCCGGGGTGGTCAGGCTTCAGAATATTCTCTTGAAACCTTTCTATAACGATTCGTGAGATCAAGTCGAATGATGTCATCGATCGCTTGGCTCGTGATGAGCTCAATGTCACTGTCGCTCATGTCATCTGATACACGTGCAATGCGTGCTAGCAGCTCACGCGAGTAATAGCCATGCGATACGTCCCATGTATACCATTCATCTGGCTGTTCGAACGGGTTGAATGGATTGTCAACCGTTGTGATCATACTTTCTCTCATGCTTTGTCACCTGCCTTTACCTTTACGCTGCTATTATTAGTCAGCGTAGATACCGACACACCTACTCTATCTGCTACTTCAGCTAAGGTAAAGCCGTTTGATAGCAGTGTGTTGGCTAGGCTGATCTTACTTGGAGTCATTCCAGCTTTGGCCTTAGGCATAGCAAGTTCCTTGACTCGGTCTTCATCTGCATTCTGCAGTATCTCTTCAAGAGTAGTCTTAGATACAGCCCCAGCTTGAATAGCTTCCCATTCTCTATCTGTTATCTTAACACGATACTTAGAAGCGCCTACTGCTTCACGAGCCTCTTTAATTTTAAGGCCTTTTAATTTCTTAATTTCCGAATCAGTCATGTCTGGATTAGCCAGTTTTGCAGACTCAACCATAGAAGAAGCGATCAACTGAGCTTGTCTCTCAAGAGGGGCATTCTTTTTAGCTGTGTCAAGCTGTTTTTTTAAAGACTCCACTTCTTCAGAATATTTGGAACGGGCCTCTCTATTTAGAGTGGGTTCTTTTACGGAAATGTATTCTTTACGAGCACGGTTTCCAAGAGCTTTCATGTGATTCGCATAATCAGCATAGACCTCTTCCATGGGGAGACCTTTTCCAAACCCCCCACTCATTAAAGACCGGGCGTCTTTAGCTTCAAACATCTGGGTCGATGTTGTGGTTGGGGTCACGATTTTGCCAGTCTTTCTTGAGACATAGGGTTCACTCCAAAGGGTGTATTCAGATTTTCCGGTTTCCTTGTTATACTTTAACCGGCCTTTCGCATAAACTTTTTCGCCGGTGTCAGGATCAATTTCATAACGGCCAGTGGGATCTCTTTTCTCAACTCGAGTCTGACCACTTGCTCTTGAAAGAAGTGTAGATACCGAGGTTGAGTATCGCCCGGTTTCAGGATCAATGTGCCCCATGTATTTTTTCTTAAGAGCAGCAATACCGTTCTCCTCATATGAACGTTTGTAATTCAGATTATGCTTACCGGTGTCGATGATAACCATCGAATGACGAACAGCTCTAGCGATTTCGTCAGGTGTGGCACCTTTCAAAGTCATATCAGTGATTAGATTTGAAGCCATGCCCATTTCAATGTGTTCGCGACGCGAACCTTTCTTCCATGGGGACTTGTCAGTGACACCTGGATACTCTAGTTTCGGATCAAAATCTTTAAGCTTCTCTAAAGGTTTTTGAGTCTTGATGTTATGTCCTTTGGTTGGAATGCAAACAACCGTATCTCCGTCGAAGTCTGCACCGGATAGCTGTTCAGCAACTTTTGGATGAATGCCAACGGCGTCGATAGCATTGCCCATGATCTTCTTAGCTTCCGCATTCTTGTTGTTGACTATAAGGCGAGGAATTTCGAAACGACCGCCATGAGGGTACCGTATGAGTACTACTTCTTCTCCGTTCTCCAATGCTGGAGCATAGATTTGGTTCTCTTTCATTGACGGAAACGGCAACAGAACTTTAGTACCTTGTCTTGGCATCGCAGCGGCTTTAAGATCAACAGCGTCTTTGTCGCAAGCATCAGCGAATTGTTTTAGCTCATGCTTTTTGACGATTGGATTCGTCAGCTCCATGATTTCCTGGAACTGGCTGTCTTTAATGTCTTTCGTGAGCTTTAACTGTTTCTTGGCCAGATCGACGGGCTGCTTTGCCAGCATCTGAGAGGCCAGAGAACGAGACCACTTATTCCAGTCGCCCTCTTCGTTCATGATATTCAGAGCACCGCGCTGTCCGCCTGGCTTGATTGCTACGCCGAACGGATTGATTGGGTCATCGGACTGTGGTTTGTATACTTTTTCGTCCGGTGTTCCTCTTTTTTTGTTCGTGTTGTAAACGATGTCGTAACCATCTGGAATTGAATCACTATAGAACGCCATACCTTTCATGTAGTATTTGCCATCTACAGCGACGCGAACCTGGGCATACGACGATGATCCCATATCAAGATCTTTTACGCCACGTCTAAGCTCCAAGGTACCATCTTTATCTACGCCGCCATCTTCTGCGTAGCGAATGTAAACACGTTTGCCAGAGATCTGTTCTGGCGCACGGAGTTTCGTATATGTAGAACCGCCATCTGTAGATGCAACGTCATCAATATTGTGAATCTTGTCCTTGTTCTGAATGACGTATTTCCATTCAGTATCAGGCGGCGCAAGAACAGTGACTGTTGTCTTCTGGGTTCCATTACCGGAAACATTGGCAACTTGAATTTTGTGACGCGTATAACCTTTTTCCTCCAACGCCGCAACAGCTGTGTCCAAACGGACTTTAGAAATGCCCAGATGTTTTTCGACGCCTACTCCGACGTCAATCATTCCTTTGTTCTTGATCTGATCCTCGAGCATGTCTATAGTTGTCCCGAGCTCATCTTTACGGATGTTTCCTGAATACTTCAGCCATCCACGAACGGTAGACTCATTAGTCTCCATTCTTTTAGCAATTGCCACATTAGACATGCCCTTATCTTTCAGCTTCTGCGCATACATCACATTAAACTTTTTGATTTCGTTAGCAGCCAATGATTTCTTTGCTCTGAACTGTGTTGATGATAAGCCCATCGACTCCCAGATCTCACGATCAGTCATACCCTTTTCTTTCAGTTCAGTAACATTCGACATAAAGTCTCTGCTTCGCTGAAAAGGGTTGTCGCCAGATCCCCAAGGATATCGACCCGAGTGTCTAGGCGTTCCATAATGCTCGATAACATCCGGATCGTCGTCGAGCGTGGAAATATAATTGTCGTAGATCTCGCACTGGTGCATGATCTCTTCGTCTGTCACGTGTCACCCCTCCTTAAGGATTTAATTTTAATTGTTCGAGAACCGAGTCGAACTTGATGATTTTATTCTCTATATCCATAATTCGCTCGGGAATCGGCTCATGTACCAGAATATCATCATTCTGGTAGATACGCAATTCGGCTTGAATATCTTTTGGATTCTTGTCGTATTCCAAGCAGAATAAGGCCATGTAAATCTCAAGCTGTTCCATGTGAGCCGGTATAGCACCGGTCTTCAAATCATGGATTCTCAAGAATCTGGTCTTTTCATTGTAGCAGATTGCATCAGCGGTTCCAAAACAATTGTCTGAATAATATAATACGGTTTCTGGGCTCATGCGATACTTAAGAGCATCGTTTACATACATGTTTAGTGTCGTATGTGTATTCTTAAGCGGAACGCCTAACTCAATTAGCTCTTTAGCTAGAATGTGTTTTCTCGTTCCAATTAACTTGGCCATAGAATTATGATACCGAGCGATCAGTTGATCTTCGGAATAATTTAGCCAGCTATGCTGTGATGCCCCAAGGTATGCATGAGCTCCCTCAAGTTTTGAATGCCTGTTCCATTTCATTGAGAATTACCTCCTTATTCTCAGGAAAAATAAAAGCGGCATATGACATGTCGCTGTACTTGGAAATATAATAGTCTTGATTCGGACGATGCTTGGATGTTTCTGTTTTTTTGCATTCGAGCATAGCCCAATGCGGACCATACAGAATAATCAGATCCGGAACGCCCTGAATATAATTCGCATCGTTCTTGATTACTTCGCATCCTTTAAATCTTTCCTTTAGCTCTTTAATCAAGTTCGATTGAAATTTTGACTCGACCATTACATTTCACCTCCTTTGCTAAAGATAATAGAGATGGCATATTCTCCCTATCCTCTCCATTATAGGGGTTGTAAAAAGCGCGAAACAAAATACTGCCTATTTCTGTTGCATTTCATGGCAAAACAAAAGAGCCCGTGTAAATATCACGAACTCCCTTGCTTCTGTCAGTCAAAGATCGGATAAAGATCTTTCACATACTCGAATGTATAGCCCTTATGCGACGACCTCATGCCTTGCAAGCAAAGATAGACACACCCTCTATTTCCATCAATACGATCTGCAGCTTCGTGATATGATGGAAAGATTTCATCCAGTTCTATAATTCGAACCATCTCATGCTTTGGACGTCTACCACGTCCGCCTAATCTGTAGCGAGCCAAAATATAATCACCTCGCTTTAAAACGGGACAAACTCTTCGTTGAAGAAATCCTCTTCGTTGAACTTCTTTTTGTTATTCAAAGCCCGGCGAATGTTCTGGTCAATTCCAGGAGCCGCTAGGTAGTAATAGAACAAATCCTTGAATGGAGTATTCAAACGATCGATTCTTCCAGCCGCTTGAGTCATGATTTTGTATGAATAGTTTAGACTGTAGAATATAATCGTGTCAGTGTCAATACAGTTCCATCCTTCAGCACCGGCTGTGTACTGAACCAGATATGCCCATCGGTCACTTACTGGAACTGGCTGGTGCTTTTCTCCGTTCCATTCCCCGTAATCGATCTGAGCTTCGTTCATGATCTCTCGCAATATTTCGAGCTCGTATGTGAAGTTGTAAAATATAATTGCTCGTTTATGCTCAGCCATTAGCTTACGGATAATAGTACGTCTAGTCGGATCAGTGTTCACAATTTTCCGCAATACATAACAAGCGGATGCCGCATTGACGCACGGTTCATTCTTGAACGGATCCCATATTCCTCGGACGCAATCTTGATACATTGCTTCGTTTCTGCCAGCAGTTATGAATGTTTTATGTGGAATTGTTTCACGCTCAAACTTCATAGGAACCAGAATCGACGATCGTAATCTTGATAGCTTATCGGTGTTGATATATCGATCGATCTTAGGATATTTAGCAAAGCGTGCAAATATAATGTGCTCGCGAGTGAACTGTGTCTTGTTCTTATAGAACCCATTAGCAATGAACACTGGAATATAATCGGACCATGTATCACCTGGAGTTGCGCTTAATAATATCCATTGATTGGCCTTGGAAATCTTTATGAATGATTTAGACCAGGCACCATAGCCAACTACTCTCTGTTCGTCAAATATAAAAAACGCATTATCCACGTTCTCATATTTGCCAATGTTGTTCCAAGAATCAACCACGACCTTTACGCCGTGAGGAGAAGCAGCTGGATCGGGGGATAGTAGAAAATGTGCCATATCGCCTTCCCATTCGTGACTATCTCTTTTCCGAGCCGTAGTAATAATATACAGATCCCGTTTTTTCTTGGGATCCATTCGTTTATCTTTACCACCACAAACTTTGTTGAAATAGTACGCTAGGGAAGTTATGGATTTTCCGCTACCCACTCCTCCAACCAGGATGCATCCGTTATGCATTTTTTTCAAGGCTTTCTCCTGATGAGAATATAATTCCATTAGAACGGAACTTCCTCGCTGCCCATATTTCTCTGATACTTGCTTGCGAATTCGTCTTCGACAATCGTAACGTACATGGTCTTGAGGTATGCCTTGACTCCGCTGTTCCCGTTTACTTTCCAGCAATACGGACGGACAATCATGTCGACGCTGGCAATTTCGGCATAATCCAGCTGATTGACTGTTGTTTCATCGAGCGGAGCCATGTTATTTGACGTTACCAGCATGATCTTCGGAGGAATGTTCCCGAATGCGACACTTACCGGCAACCAGTATGTCGGAATGTCGCCGTCTTCTCTCGGCGGTAACTCTTTTACGTTCCAGCCGTCTTTCTTCATCATTGCGGCAAGATCAACGTCGAGTACAACACCGAAGTTTCTGCTGCCTTTCTTATTAAACTTACTCTCTTCGCCAGAGAAGTTCCGAAAAATGATGTGCGCGTTTTCGATCGAAATATTACTCAGTGCGTTCATAAAATATAATCTCCTTTAATTTTAGAATGGAGCTTCGGCATTTGCAAATGCATCGAAGTCTCCGAATTGCGATATAGCCATGACTGCGTCATCTGCTAACTTTGCGTAATAGCGAATATCAATGTCTTTCTCCAGGTGCATTGATTTTACCTGTTCTGCTTCTCTCCACAAATATCCATCGGTACCAGTGGCAAGCGCATACTTACTAGGAACCTTTAACGGCTTACCCTTTTCGTTTACGCCACCGCACTTGTCATAAGCAGCTTTCTGCTTGATGTATGTTTCTCCTTTATCTCGCATGAGGAAACCACCGCCAGTTCCAGGTCGAACCGGACAGAATCTACCGACTTTTCCGACGAATTTATAATCGTGATAGCCCTCAGGCTGATTCTCAGATCGGTCAAGATAAAATGCTGTTTTAGTCTCGAACGTTTCACAAAGATCGTCAAACACGACATCTTCATGGGTGAACAATGTCTTAAACACATATGGAACCTGGAATTGTTTACCGGTTGCTGTCCATTCTCCGTCATGCTTACCACCGTCATACCGAGCAATATAAGTCGACTTGTTTACTAGACAGATCTTCTCGTATGTGGCTTCGTGATCGAAGTTATATCCGTACTTGTGTCCAAAGTCGTTGACAAAATCAATAATCTCCTTGGTAATATTCGGGATTTTAATTGAATCTGTCTTGACATGGATAACCTGAACGCCCATATCTTGGAGCTTTTTCTTCAGTGTCATCATGAATAGAGCACCACGTTTAGCTACGATGTTGTCTACATTCTCCGGAGATTTAAACGGATTTGCAAACGTAGCACAGGTATAACCGTAGATGGAGTTGATGATGATCTTCAGAGCCTTAGCCAGTTTGTCTGCCTGCTCTTCACTTTCCAGATACTTTGCTAGTACACCGCCAAGCATTCCGCGAGCTTTCTCGATATCATGATGCTTGATAGCAAGACGAGCTTCCAAAATATCTTTGTATCTCCACGTATATTCGCCAAACAGATTCAGAGCGATAATCGAATGCGGATGTAGCGATTCTACGTCTAGCAGTCCAGCTCTGAAATATATACCAGGTTCAGCATATACGTAACCGCCCTCGGACGGATCCTCTCCCAAATATAAACTCTTACCATTCTTGAATTCGTATCCAGGAAATTCTTTGCTGAGATCTGTATAAACAAGTGTCGGATTTTTATCATTGCCAAATATAATTTTTGTACAATGTTGTCTCGTAGAGTGATTTACACTCAATCCGCTCAAATCGGCTAGAACCTCTCGAGCGATAAAATCCTGTTTGCATGCTTTGAACGTTGCCTCGGTTGCATCTACATCATTACAACAGTAATCTGCTACTTCGTTCCAATGCTCCTTAGACAGAGGCTGATCCCATGGATATGAGTTTTCCATATGATGAATACCTAATTCGATCTCCCATTTTTTCAGACTCTGTTTCTTAGAACTGAAATCGTAAATATCAGCGTAGCTCATGTTATAAGCCTCGGCAAACGAAGAATTTAAAGAGTTCTCGATGATTCGCTGAGACAATCTGAACAGCTGGTCATTAGAATATCCTTGCAGCCATGCATAAAGAATATGATTATCGTATTTCCGATTGTTAAATCCAACAAGCTTTTTCTTGCATAGCTCCTCAATCTCGATCGGCTTCGGATTGATCATGCGTATAACTTCTGACGATCCCTGATACTTCCAGCAGCAAATGAACACATTTGGGAATACTTCAACGTCGAAGAATACGATCTTATCTTCCTCAGGCGAAGAAATATAATCGCTTGGCTCATCGCTCTTCCAGTGCATCTTGTTCATCAGCTTTAAGCAGTACTGGCTATTGTTTGTGCTATTTACAGCAAACTCCATGATAGCCGGTCGCATATCAGTGATATCGTATTTCTTTCCGGCATTGTAAGCATCTTCCGTCAGTTTGAAAATATAATCCATAGACGGCTTAGTATAGCCATGGTATTCCTTGTTGAGATTCTTCTTGATCATGCATCGAAGCATTCTCTCATTCTCAACAACTTTAAAATCGAGCATTTTCTTCTTTCCATCTCCTTTCAAAGGGAGTCCACTGGAAATATGAGCAATCTCTCGATCATTGCACTTGGTCAAACGTCGTCTAAGACTCGCATCACCAGTGTATACCTTTACCTCCACGTCCAGATCATATACTCTGCTAAGTTCAGTTGGATCACCGTCGTACCAGTAATGCAAATGAATTGCAGAACCCGATTGACTAACTTCAGCGTATGTCTCTGGAAATTTGCTTGCTGCCTCCAAATTAGCTTCGATGGACTTCTTTTCATTTACCTTGATATCAAAGTCCACACAAATCAGCTTCTCCGGAACTTTTGTGTAATGAAGCTTACTTGTGTCTAAATCTTTCAGTTTCGTTTTAACCTTAGCCCACGCTGTCTTTGGCGTACCTTTGTCGTTTGCATACTGAGCTGAGTACTCTGCTAGAATATCATCGAGCTTGCACTTACTATCCTTGGGCTCTTCAAACTGTAACCATTCGGGAATATCATGCTTCGGTTCTTCCTCGACCTTGACACGCGCATCGACATTACTATCGATTTCGACAATATCATCAGCGAATAAGCTTCGCCTGAACCCGCTATACACGTGACGGATCAGTTTGCCATCCAGCCTAGCACGGTCCCTGTATGACTCAAAGTACTCTCTGAGCTGTTCTCCAAATATAATTCGTTTTGGAGCATAACCAAGACCAGACTTCTCAAAGTAATCTCGATACCAGTCGTAAGCCATGTCTCTGCTAATGGGGTCAGTTCGAACAAACTCGTCATACTTGTCAAATATAAAATTGCGAAGGATGTTTGACTTGTTGATCATCTGTGTCGGACTATACGAGTTGTAATAGTTCTTGCCCATGGACTCGAATACTTGGATGCAGTGATACGCAATCGCCCCGAGTTCAAATCTCATGTTCTCTACACAAATATCATACTCCTCTTTCGGCAAGGTTCTGCCAGTAGGATAGACATCAATCATACGTCGAACAATACCTCGCTTAGTATCAGGTACATCGACAATCTCATTTGTCCCTAAGAATATAAATGAACTTATTCTCATCGGATACTGGGGTTTACCCTTCTCGTTGATGTAGATCGTTTCGTGTGAGACGAGAGAGTTAAATATACTGTTGTCGTGGATCTTGCTCATGTCGCAGTCATGATGAATTGCAACAAGAGGGTTGTCCTTGAATGCCGCGGTCGCAAATTGATTATTACGTGATACAAGCGCATTAACGTCGAAAGCTGTCCAGTATCCCTCGAACAAATCTTGAATCAGATTCATTACAGTTGACTTACCGGTACCGGGTGCTCCGTATAACACGATGAACTTTTGGATATGTTTTGACTCGCCTGTAAATATCGAACCGATTGCCCACTCGATCTTTTGTCTCTCCTCTACGCTATAACAGGTTGACATAAACTTCTCATAAGCATTGGTGGTTCCTTTGGCTATAGAATATAATAGCCGTTTTGATCTATACTGCGACGGTTTGACTTCTGCGTCAATTGGCGTGATGTCTGAATCGAGCGGATGATAGTTGTGATTGGGAGCTACTTTGGTTAAAAATTCCTTCCACTCTTTCAGTTTCTTGGTTTGATAGTTATTGATAGACAGGACCTTAACTGGTTTTCCAATATCGTTGACCAGACGTCCGTTGTCCATCTCTACGAACTTTTCTCTCGCAAAAGAATATAATTGCTCGTCGACGAGATCTATCGCTTCTGATTCGTCTGTGATCCAGAAATTCGTCTTCGGATCTAACACCGCATAAAACCGGTTGCCTTTGGTCATGAAATCTTTGCCGTTTGCTTGGAACTCTGGATGGACCTCGATTGTTCCGTTTTTTGTCTCAGAAATACACGGTTTTACATATTGCTTCATTTGTTATTGTCAACCCCTCCTTTCCGTGTATTTTAGGTCTTTCATGAATATTTCCAAAAGTGTGACAAAATTTTGTGATGTCGTTTCTCATATATATTAATTTTATATATAAAAAAACAACAAAAAAAGTGTCACTTTGTCACACAAAGAAAAAAACCACGCAATTTCGGGCTTTTTTGGACTTTTTGGGTGTGACAAAAGTGTGACAAACCGTTTTTATTTTGTCACATTTGTCACACTTTTTGGCTATTTTTGCCGTTTTTAGCCCATTTTTGAGTAAAATTATGCTTTTCGCAATATCACAAAAATCACGTTTTCGAAAAACTGCAAATTTTGTCACACTTTTTGTCACACTTTTTAGCCCATTTTCACTCAGATAGATCGCCCCAATTTTCGTTCAAATACCACTGAAAACTGGTGTAAATATCAGTGTTTCTGAGGTCCTCATATTGCCTTCCAAAACGTCTTGTTGGGTATGGAGAACCCCTTCCATCAGGCCCAAATTGACGGTCTAACCACCTCAAAATAACCATTTCAGCATAGCACATTCCGTCATAAGACATGGCCCCATCTGTCAAAAAATCAAGGTTTAAATTGCCAATCATGACCCAAAACCACTCGACGGAACGGTTCATAATGCCGTCTGACATGGTGTCATTTTCAATTCTTTGGGCCATTGCTATCAACATTTCAAGCACAGAACAGGGTTTTTCGATCCGATTTTCGTCAAAATATCCCGATTTTCGGTCCTCCCAACCCTCTGAAACGGCCAAAATATCATACTCATCACGCAATGCAAGCCCATCTTTAGCCCGATTTTCGTCAATTGGAATACGATCAGACCAATAAAAGTCAATTTCTGACAGTTTTTTCAGCAAAAATGTGTATTCTTCACCATGAATTTCACTTATTAACCATCCCAAATATGTCATTATTCTCTTTTTCGCTCCTTTTTCGTCACGAACAAACCGAGGTTTTAGCAAGTCTTCTGCTTTTGTTAGGCGTTTTAGGCATCTTTCGCAGTAAACATTGCCGTTACTCGTTTCAATCATCGCGTTTCTCCTCCACAGTTACCGGCAAATTCGCTCCGTACATGGCGTTGACCATCTGTTTTAATACTTTTGCACCACAATAATGGCAATAATTCTTGTGAGCGAGCCTCACAGATCCGAGACACAAGCTCAATTGTGCGCCGCTTACGCCATCTTTCACTAATTTACCGCATTCACAGCAATTAAAAATACCCATTCAGCCTTACTCCCTGGTCAAAATATAAATCATTCGTTCTCGATCGTTCTGAACGAACATTTCTGAGGGCAATTTTCCCTCTTCGTCAGGCTCACAGAAGTCGTCAAGGCAGTGTCCGACCAAGTCGTAGCCGTCATAAAGCTGTTCTCCATCTGCATTGTACAGAGCATTCTCTTCATCGTAGTATGTAAGGCCCTCTTCGCCGTAGTCAACCGGGTAATTTCCAGCTCTGAAGTCCTTTTCTGGCAGCACAAACGGCCCAAGTTCTGCATTTAGCCGTGCTTCTCGGTAAGATTCAGAAGTATATCCGTCAACTTCCTTCATCAGATCTTTAAATTCCTTGCTTTCGGTGTCAATTGGCTTGGTCGCGTAGCTCGAATACTGTGTTTTACCAGAGATTTTCGGCTCTTCAGGCTTCTCAACCGTCAAAATATCCATAAACGGTTCTGTTTTAGCCTCTTGAGACTCATTTTTCTGCTTTTCTTCCTCTTTTTTAGCAGAAATATCAGCCTTAGTCTCATAATACCGCTTGATTGCGGCCTGCTCCTCCTCACATTTCTTGTCATAATCAGCTCTCAGGATCTTATCAGCCACGAAAAGTGACACCAATCCACCGACCACAACACCTCCAATAAAGGAATAAATAGCTGTCATGTTCATTTTAATGTACCTCCTCTTAATGCCGTTTAAGACCAAATGTGGACTTGGATTTTTTATAACGCACCCACGGGTCGTCATCTCGTAACAGGTCATAGCATTTTTTGCAAAATGTTTGGCTTATACCAACCTCTCCGTTGAAGACAAACAGATCATGATACGGCTCTGTAATCTTTCTACAGCAAAAGCACTCTACTTTCATACTTAAACCTCCGTATTCCAACTCTCGAAACCCTTAGTCTGTAGAGTCAGTGTAATATCCATTGACGGAACGCCATTCACTACTTCAGCCTTATACACTTCTCGTTTCATGTATTTTTCTGGAAGTGATGTTTTTAGATGACCTTTCTCATATTCGCATTTCACGATATTATCTTCCCAGATTTCTCCTCGTTTGTACAACCGAATGTAACCCCAATGGTTGGGAAACTGACGAAGTACATCGTTGACAAATTCTTTAACAGTATAAGGATGATCCATGGTAATATACGTAGTAATATCACGTGTTCCAAAGCAATCGCTACGTATAGTTCCAATGAATTCAAAACCTAGCATATAGTTTCATCCTTTCTTTTCACTCGGATTCCTCCATTCGCCCCATGGTAAAAATGTTTTGCGGACATATTTCTCTATGGCAGTACCATCCACGTAGACAACCGTATCTTCTTCAATCGCTGGCTTTTCTGGCATATTCTGTCGTGTCATCTCGACAAACGCCTCGTCGTCAGTAAGGGCAACACAGTACCGAATCCGGTCATGTATCCCATCGAAACGGAACTTCGCGATTCTCTCAGCTGTACTTCGGCTAGAATATCCTTTTAGGCTCCTACTGAGTTTATTAGATCTGAATGCTCCAGCTTGCCAAGAATAAATATAATACTCAGGTTTCATTTTTATTCGCCTCCAAGTCGAATGCCCCGTTTTTCTTATTGCGCTTCCTACCGCCAAGTCTGTAGGCAGTACCGTAAATGTAATATAAATCTTCTTCGCGAACTACCGACGGAGGATACAGTTTTTGTCTCTGCATCTCAGCTAGTGCTTCCTCGTCTGTCAATGCTACACAATAACGAATCTGGTCGTTTAGATTATTGAATCGAATAAAAGCAATTCTCTCTGCAATTCTTCGACTACAATATCCGTCAATACTCTTGCTTATTTCGTATCGATTTCTCGCATTAGCCAGCCAAGTGTAAATATAATAGTCAGGTTTCATCTTTACTCGCCTCCTCTTTGTCCATGTCACCAGTATCGTAATACTCTCGAATTTCTTTCAAGTAAAGCACCCCGTCAGAGTAGTAGCAGTTTTCTTCCGTTTTGATGATATTTCGGTCTTCGGCCGATAGCACTTTAAGTTCATTCCAAATGCCCTGGCCATCGTCTGCATTATGAACGCTATACTGAGCATTTACCCGATCAGCATGATGAATTGTGTAGTTTATACGTGCATTATCTATGTTGGTATCAACCAAGAATATGTAGTCATTACAAAATGAGCCAAATTTCAGAGCTTCGTCTAAAGCATCACGATATTCAGTGAAGACACGCATCGGATATACATTAATGGTCTCGCCGGTTTTATTAAATGCGTATACTGTATATAAAACGAACCCCGTTTTAGACCTGTCTATATTAGACCATAGTTTTGCACGGATAATATCAGCATGAACCGCATTATCGGCAAAGCTGTAATACTCCTTACCGGAATTATTGCGTGCAGTAAAGCAACCAAGCATACATTTATAGGCCAATTCTTCGGTTTTTATATCAGCCACTAAACATTCCGATTTATCATCGCATGGTTCTTTATAAAATTCATAGATCTTATACATATCAATCATACCTTCAAAATATAAAATTAGTTTCCTCGTGCAACGCGTATTTCAGTAATCTCATAGAAACATTCAAGTACGTCGTCAGATGTACGCATCAACACTTCTTACCAGCCTTTCTCGCTTCACGACTCGCCTTCCAAATCTTGTCACGAATATAGCCGTCACAGTTCATCTCAAGCCAGAATGCAGAATCGTTTTCGTCATCCAAGTGCTCAGCATGTTCCTTGATAAACTCAGCAATGCCAAAGTCAATCTTGTAGTCGTCATTCTTGTCTAAAATCCAACCCACATCCTGTCCAATCTCGACCTCAGGCATGCCAAGCGCACGAAGAGCCTCGTTCAGGAACAAATATCCATACTCTTCCAGCTGTGCATTACACCATTTCTCCTGGCAGGTAACGAAGAACAAGTTATCAGATCGCTTCTTACTGAAGTTTTTAGGACTGTTCATCTCATCGAAGCAATAAGAATACACTCCAAACTCGTTAGGATCGCAGTCATCGTCCATAAACGGTACAACCTTATCGCCATTTTCAGATGTGTAACAGTCAGTCTTTTCCTCGTTTGCCTTCTTACCGGTTCTGTAGTAAATATCAGCCAGCTTACCCTCTTCAGCAATAACCCGAGAGCGATACTTGTTAAACACTTCAGTAATAGATGTCAGTGCACCAGCCAGAGCGAGGTTTCTCTTTCTCAAGCACTTAAAGCCACTGAATACCAACAGAGCACCGCCAACTTCGCAAGCCAAAGCCGGTCCATACGCCTTTGTGAAGCCCAGAATAGTCTTCTTCCAAGTCAGAGCCTTATCTTGTGTAGCCAGATCACGATAATGAACGCCATCTTTGCTTACCAGGTCATCCTCAACGCCCTTATTGATCTTTTCCATATTTTCCTTATGCTCGTCCAGAACCTCGTCGATTGCGAGAGTTCCCTTAGCGGCCAATACAGCACCGCCGATCATCAGTCCAGTGCCTGCAACAGCACAAATCTCCGGAGCATGATCCTTAATGATCTCTCCTACTACCTTAAATAATGCTTTGAAATTCATAAATTATTCCTCCTCAGAAATATAAGTTTTAAAATTGTTTTCGACGTTATCGATTATGCTTTCGTTCAGAATATTCTCTTCTGGTTATTTCGATCCAGCCTGTTTCACAATATTTCGATTCTTTAAAGAATCTGTTGATTTCGATTTTCTTCTGCTCGCCGTTCTCAGTTTTCAACGCATAGAACACACCAACAGTATCAAAATCACCGTTCTTTTCATCTGTTAAAAAGTCCTCGCAATAAACTTTGATCGACTTTCCCGGCATATATGGCATTGCGATAGGAAACATCTCGTCAAAGATTTTCGTAACCAGTCCAAAAGAATACGTGTTGTTAGGATTATTAATGTCAACACAACGTATACGATCGACGTCGTTGTATTTAACAGTTCCATCGGAATATACGTCTTTAAATAATGAACTCATTCGTTTGCACTGGTACACGTCTGAATCGTCTTTAGAATCTGTGCATAAAGCCCACACATCATCGGTGTCTTCGATTGGTGTTAACGGTTGTCCGTCCAAAAGACGATTCAGTATAGCCTGTGTCATCTTAATACTGAAACCAGAATGACCGTCTTCGCACAAACTTTCGAAAGCTTTTAAAGCGCTCTCGTAACAGGCGCATCCATAATCAAATTCATCACCTTTCCTATTTGGATTTTCTCTCTCACAGGCAATCTTAACTTCTCTTCTTGCCCACTCTGACATACTACCCATAAATTATTCCTCCCTCAAAAACTCAGAGGCCTTGCAAGAATATAAATCCCACAAGACCTCGAAGTCTTTAGTCGTTTTCGTCTATCTTTTTGCCAATAAAGTCAAATAATTTAGTTTGAAATACTTCTAATACCGCAGGTGAGTTCGTTTTTAATCTCGTTCTGCCGTCACGACGGATACGAACTTTCATTGTAGTTCCACGTTCCATTTTCTTAGCGGCTTCTGACGATAATTGTTCAACTCTCTCAGCATTGGAATAGAATCTTTTCGTAACCATTTTCATAGTACTTTCCTCCAAGCGAAGATATGGACTGACTGGTGCATCGGCGCAATACAATTCCCAATGACCCGATCCGACATGAAGTGTCACATCACTAGACATATAACCTAAAGGGCATAGACGAGAATATAACATATATGCGATCGAATCGTCGTATGTCATTCGGTGCTGTTTGTTGGAATCCCGGCTTGGAATGAACAAGGGCAGCTTATGCTTCTCAGGTAAGATCATCTCGCCATACTTAGTTACGTATCTTTTTTTAAATAAATTAAGTGGAACTATTTTAGAAACTTCGCCCAGCTCGCTAAAATATACAGATTTATACTGGCGACAGCATTTAATGCAGCACAACGGCTTGGTGCGCACCTCCAATCCACATGTGTCTGCCGCCTTTAGCTTTACGTCCTTAAACATGGCCTCTGCTTCATCTGGAGAATACTGGTATCCGCATCCTCCACAAAACAGTTCGCCGTCGTCATGGAAGTCCTTATGACTCCCAATACAGATCAGAACTGGATTGTCGTATTTGTTAGTTGTTTCGTTCATCTCAATCACCCTCCATAAAGACAAAATCCCCCTTTTTCAGCTCGTCCATATCAGTCACTATCTTGTCGAACTGATTTGCATAATGACAAATTGCATTTCTTGGTACACGGTTAATGTCTTCATATAATGAGGCATCAATGATAGTTCCACCGTTATATAGTATACATTCATAGCGGTCAATTAGCATCTTCAGTTTTTCTGCTTTAATGCCTGAAGAATACAGCATGTAAGCAATCGATTCCGTATACGCCATCCGTATTCTTCTACTCGGATCAAAAGACGGAATAAACTCAGCCTCGCTATGCTCTCCTGGCAAAATAAGTTCACCGTTTTTAGTTATATAGCGTTTTTTAAATACAGATGACGGATTAATATAAAATGTCTCATGGCGTTCGCTGAGGTATATCTTTTCAAACTCTTGAAAACACCGTACACAGCATAACGGTGCTGACGAATATAAAACAGCCCCAAACCCTCCGTATCCAGGCTTGAACTCTACGTTTTTGAAGAGTTCCTCAGCTTCGTTGGAGTCAAACACATAGCCGCAGCCATCGCAGATCAATTCTCCGTGATTCTTAAGATCGTGTTCATTACCATTGCAAATCAAAATTGGTTTATATTCGTTATTCATGTTTTGCCTCCTTAATTCGTGTATAAAAGTCTCCGCTTCGGATATAGTCCATAGCATCTACCATATGTAAAAACTCGTCGGCAGTATCTATATTAGAACATGTGATTTTTGAGTTTTTTCCGATCACTACAGCCTTGCAACGTTCTGGATCGTACTCTATACGCTCGTATGTATCAAGACTATCAAGCAAACCCAAAGCCTTGAACTCGGCTTTAGTAATTTCAGACCAGTTATCAAGGATTTCACTGAGAATGAAATATCTGCTTTTTCTAAGATGCCCCGAAGCAATTTTCAAAGTCACAGTTATCTCATATTCGTCTCCATACCTAAAGTCAACGAGCCTAGGATCGTCAAGCTTTATCTCCATAGCGATCGCCTCAGACCGTGAGCCTCGTGGTTTTTTTATAAAGTAATGAAAATATCCAAGAACGGTACAGTCTGCTCCGATGTATTTGAGAATTTGATTAATCAGCTTGTTTAACACAGTAGAAGATTTGTCAATTGAACAAGTATCCATTTCTATACCTCCAAAAATATAAAAGCAAGAGACCTTGTAAACATTTGTCTACAAAGCCTCCGCCTTTAGTCCTTTAGTCTTCTGTTGTTTCGGTCTCTACCGATGCTTCAGTATTGATGTAGTCATCTTCCGGCTCGGACAAGTAGAAATCATCATCGGAATCGCTTCCGTTCAGTTTCTTTCCGACAGCTACACCGCCAATGACAGCTGCAGCAGTAGCCACAACCGCACCAACAATGATGCCAATCTTCTTAAAACTGAACTTCTTCTTTCCCATAGTAGTTTCCTCCTTTGCCTCGTCAGCAGTAGTTTCTACAACCTTTTCCTGTTCGTTCATAGTAGTTTCCTCCAAATATAATTTAGTAGACTCTAGGTCTCCATTATAGGCACTGTATTTTTCGCGATTTACGCATACCATTTATACGTGCTTTCGTATTCGTCGGCCAGCTTATCCCATCCCAAGTCTCGAAGAATATCAACAAGCAGTTCATCGCTATAGACATGGTTTAGTTCTATGTCAACTTCGTACTTGTCATGAATGGCGATCAGGCGTTTCAGATAATAATCCTCAGTTTTAATAAGAAGATCCTCCTCTTCTTTTTCGCACGTTTGTCCACACATCGTACCAGCCAACGATTTTGTAACCACAATTTTTAAGAATATCATAGAAATCCCAAAACTGCTGTTCCGAAGCATAGATGCCAAAATACACATACTCGGCTCTGTCTATCTTAGAATAAGAGATAAACATTTCCGTAAAATAACAGCTGGTTTCGACTTCATATTGCTCGCAAGTATAACCAATTCTCTTCAGATCGTCAACAGGTCTACGTCTTAGAACGATATAAGTCCAGCATTTCTTATCGTACGCCATTAGTATTTCTCCTTCATCTCGTTATAAGACATTCCAGAGATGCCAGCAGATTCGCCGCTGTCTGATGCCTTGAAAAATGCTCCGTCCTCTTGCGGATACATATATTCGAACATCAGATAGTTCATAGCGTCCAACAGGTATTCTGTGTTCTTAGTTTTCTTGTACTTTTCAATACACAAGTCGTGAGATTCAAGTGCATTGACTAGACGATCGCCGAAATTGATCTTGGCCGGTCCGTATTTGTAAAACGATGTCTTCACCCGATTCAAGCGAAGCTCGTCAACCTTATGAGAATATTCTTTATCTTCAACGAATTCTGGTTTCATATAATTACCTCCATTCTCTTTTTCAACTTATGATGTAACTCAGCACAGCAACGCTTGCACATAACAGCTTCCATATTTTCAGGCGAGCCGATAGCACCGTCTAATCTGATAGATAAAATATAATTCCGTTCCCCAGTATAAACGCCGCATAGATCGCATCGAGTTTTGAATGTGCTGTTACCTTTATCGCCCACAACGCGTCCGATCATAGTCGTTACCTCCTATCCGATCACAATATTCGACACGATAAGACCTGTGATGAAGCCAGCTAAGCATGCATTGCCAAGCATCATTCGAGCGAAAACTTGTACGTCTTTATCCCTAAATCCTCCATTAATATCACGTCTCACATGCGCAACATAGTTTAAAGAAATCAGGATAAGGGCTACAAGAAAAGCAATAGATACAACAATAAGTTTAGTCATAGTTTAACCTCCATTTCCAGTTCATCAATATCAATGCCGAATTCATTTCTCAAGTATTCGACAACGGTATTTCCGTCAATGTCTTTACCCAGTACGCTAGGCAGTTTGAGAATATCTTGCACTCCGCCAGCAAACCTAGAAAGCCGCTTCTCTTTCCAGTTGTAGTGCATGTTCAAGCAGAGTAAACAAGCAGCTATACCCTGCCGCACTCCGTCCTCAAGAGCAGTTTTGTAAATATCATTAGTTGCCTTTATGTATTCGCCTTTGCTAAGAACCATTACGTTTTTATTTATAAGAGCATTCATTTGTTTGCTCCTTTCCGCAGTTCGATAAACGCCTCGTAACACGTTTTGCAAATATCGATACGAGTCCAACATAGCGTTCTATGAATGAAACCGTATTCGTCTACACTTGCATATGCTTTTTGCTCTTTGATTTTAAAGCAACGTTCCGCTTCTCGTTTTCTGCAAATATCACAGATTACTGTCTTCAACGTTCCTCACCTCGCATGTATCTTTTGCAGTCCTCCAAGCATTCTTTATTAAACGCAACAGTGCTGCGAAATAATTTGGATATGCTACATTGTACCAGAACCAGTCGCATGCATTTTCTGCACAAGTTATATTCGTGTCTGTCCTTGATATACCGGATAGTCTCATCAGTATTTTGGCAAATATCACAAATTTCAGTCATCATTCATCTACCTCCGATTCTTCGATCTCCCAGTGGTTTGTCCACATCACAAGCAACAACAGTGCCGTTACTGTGAGGATTTTCACAAATAAAATCATACGGTGCCACCTTGTCTTTTGGCCTTCTACTTACTATACTTCAGCTCATACCAAGGATTATCAGACTTGATATAATATAAATCGACGCTATACGCCTCAAGACCCTTATAAAACTCCAACAGCTGATTGCCGAATACAAGCATATGCTCAGCATCCAAAGTGCAATCTTTTTTAGCGATTAATGTCGCAAGTTTACTTGAAACCTCGCTTAATGACGGAACACAAGTCGTTAAATATCTATACAAACCGTATTCCTGGCATGTTTTATCAAGAGCGCGTCTTCCAGAAATATATGCCGCGGAGTACCTAATTACCACAGCCAGATCCTCATCTGGTGCATGCTGCTCAACCATTCTCGTTAACAGTTCTGAAATTTGTTCTTTTGACATAATACGCATATTAAAATACCTCCAAAAATTACAGTTTTCCTTGTGTGATAACAATCGTATATAAATAAATAAGCGCAGAAGATATACATACACTAACAGTTTTAGCGTTACGAGGATGAGTAGCTTCTTGCGCATTAAAAAATAGCCAATTCAGATTCAGTGTTTCCAGAATCATGAAAATTGTCATAAGTACATAAGTCATCGATCATCCACCCCTCACATTAATGTCCATATTCCAATTGCCATACACCCAGCGAAGCATATAGCCGTGAATATAACTGATATGATTCTTAATACACCTCTACACGAGTACCAGCTGAACGTCAAGAATAAACTAAGCGTAAGTATCTGGATAAACAATATAAACGAAACCATTACGCATTTTACAATTTGCACGATCATCACCTCGCCGTGTAACAAACATAGGCAAGCGCCAAGATTAGTATCGTCATCATGACATAGTATTTCACAGTTCCACCCCCAGGTCATCAAAGATCACAGGAATGCGCCCCTTAAGCTCAAACAGCAGAGAAATCATTAGATCTCTCATTTGCGGATGGGCCGTTTTGTCTGTGCGAAGCTTGAATATGTGCCTCCATTCACGATAGTTCGCAGACATGACGAGCGTAGTCTTTAGGTCGAGCGGGAGCACACCACGAGCATCCTGAGCTTTGTAGCCGTCTTCCATAATCATTCGATGGTAAGTCTCTTCACAGGTCTCCATTGCACGAACCCATTCACCATGCGCTACGGAATCGAGATAAGGATTGTCGATCACAGTAATCTCAGCTCCAAAACGTTCTTTTGTAAAATTTGCATAACGAGTGGATTCCTGAGAATATCCAGCATGACGATGCCGAACAAGCTCGTTAGCGATAGCCCGATTCGTGTTCAGTTTCACGACAAGCAGCGAATGCTCCAGTACTGATTCGTGACCTCTGTCGATCAGTCCCTTTACAAAACGTTTAGTCTCGTCCAAAGAAGAGCTCATCGGGCTACCGTAACAGATCCGTCCGGCTCTCTCGATAAGTCTAAGTTCTTTGGATGCATTCTGTGAAATATCATTCAGGATTAAAAAAGATTGGTTTTCGATTTTCATGTTCTATCCCTCCACCATTTGTTCGGTTGAAATTTAATAATACAAATATCAGAAATGTCAAAATTCAAAGCAAACGCAACTCGCAATAAAGCTTCAAATGATACGTTCGGCATCTGTCCACGCTCTATTTCCGAAAGTGTCGGTTGCGAAATATTGGCTTCAAACGCTAAGTCTGTCTGGGTGATGCCCCATGCTATGCGTCTTTCTTTGATAAGTTTTCCGATCGCTTCGATATCGACTAAGCGTTCGTCATACATTTTCATCGTTTTCCTCCTTTGGGCCAGACAAATATAAACGTCCGACATTTCTTCCAGCAGATTCATTTTGTTTCCTCGTTCACGCATCATTTTAGTGATCTCTTTTTTTGCAGCTCAGAGCATTCCTCGATGGCCACTACAGAAATCACTTCCTTGCCATTTTTCTTAGCAATAGGGTCTGTTAGTTCTCGAATATCATTCATCAGTGTTTCCCTCCAATAATTTTTTAGTTGCTTTGTACATCATCGCGCTTTGCATTACCTGTGTTGCGCGTGACAAGCCATCGTTTAATCCCGCAGTATACATCTCGATCATAGCCTCCGCGATTTTGTCGTCGTATGTGATCTCGTATCGATCCATCTTTTCGCAGATAAGCTCTGGCATTTTTTGCATGACCTCAGCAGTGATCTTGCCGACTAGTTCATTTCGATATTGATTTACATCTTTCATAATGATACCTCCATAAAAGTGTAAGACTAATCACAAAAAGTCTCATATTCGCTTACTGTAAGAGTAGCAACTCGTAATACGAACGGTTGTGAAGGGTATTCGTATGAACCATTGCATTCGCCAACACTAAACATTGATCTCTCGAAATTCGCGTTGGCATAATCGATCACATTTTTTAAAGTAACCACATTCATACACCTGGTTGTATTCAAGTAAGCTTCGAATGATTTTTGAAATACGTCTTTCCCTTTGACGACTTTAAACACCGCAACAGGCTTCCAAGCTGAGGTGTATAAGATTCCTGTATTCGTATTAGTGTCGTATGAAATAAGTTGTTTCATAGATGGGTGCATATACCCAGCGATTATGGTATCGTAGTTATCCATATTCCTTACCTCCAAAAATATAAAAAGCAAGAGACCTTGTAAACATTTGTCTACAAAGCCTCCGCCTTTTATTACTTAGTTCCTACGTTTTTTGCGAGATCGCTGATGGTCTCAATCACTGCACGTTTACCAAGCTTATTTCCCTCAAGAAATCCTTGGCAGTATCCTGCAACATGGCTAGCTCTCGCCGTAATATATACTATAGTGCCACTAGCGACCCCAATAGCAATATACGGCGCAGCAACCGAAGCAAATGCTACAGCCTTGTCTCTTGCCTCCGACAGCTTGTTTTTCACAGTGTTTTTGATCTCCATAATCAAAACCTCCAAAATTTAATGTAAGACTCTAGGTCTCCATTATAGGAATTGTATTTTTAGCGAATGGTTTCTATCGGATGAACAACTAGATACGTTACATAATCTTCCTCCATCCATGATCGGCCATCTGGAGATAAGCAGTCATACATCCAGCGTTCATTTTTAGTATCATAGTCAATACCCAAAATCTGGATATACTCGTAAAAATGATGGCACATATAGCAAGTCATTAACTCGTACTTTGGATTAGATTTTGTTGTATACCATGTCACGATGGTCGTCCTCCCCATTATTTGCCATATCAATCAATCCACGGATGTTGTTTGCGTAAAATGCACCTCTGACAGCTTTCATTGCGCGTCTCAGTTTTGCAACTTTAAGCATCCAATCGTACGCGTCATCTAAATCGACATCTACGCCAGTCACGGAAAGCTCGCTCACCAATTTCGATGCGGTGCAACCGAGTGCATCAATCTGGGCCATCATTTGGTCAAGTACCTGAATCTTTGTTCTTTCGATCTTCATATTAGTATACCTCCAAAATATATTTTACTTAATCGGCTGCGGCTTAGGTAGACGAATCACAAACCCTCCTCGTACGTTTGTTACATATGCAGTATCAAGATTGTACCATCCCCAGCGCTCCATTGTGAAGTCTGCGGTTCTTCCGATCAAATCGTACAAGTCAGCCACGGTAGCATAGTCACTATCTACAATACGCATGATTAAGCAGTCCAGTACTTCCTGAGCCTCAGCTCGCATTCCGAATTCGATATTATCAAATCTGAATGCACCCTCATGATTCATATGTGCGTATCGATCGCTAGGCTGATTCTGCTGCGGTCGTGAGTAATTAGGCTTATAGTACGAGCTATAATTATATGTAGATCCACTCTGAGACTGATTTGTATATCTTCTGCTCTCGCCATAAAACGATCTGTCTAATGCCGCATGGCCAAGATTGCAGACCGTATCTTTAATAGCCGGGATCAACACGTCAAATATCAAATACTGACCCACATTACCTCTCTCCCCAGACAGAAATACATCCGCCAGCTTAGACTTAATGGATGGCTTCTTTGCCTCCACCTTTCCTGTTATGACCACTGAAGAAAGTTTTGTTCTCTCTTTCTTTGCGGTCGTCTTCTTCTGAAAATTATCCTTATTCACCGTTGCCATTTGAAAACCTCTCAATCTTTCAATTTATTTGTTAATCTCATGAAATAAGACAGCTGCTAGGAATATCAATCCTATAAAGCAAGCTAACTTAATCAATCCACGCGCTACGATTATAACGATAGTGAATAATGTAACAAGCAAAACAGCCATTAATGCGTACACAATAATCTTCACATAATCACCTTCTTCAAAAACTCAGAGGCCTTGCAAGAATATAAATCCCACAAGACCTCGAAGTCTTTAGTCCAACATTTTCTTCAAGGGTTCCTCAATGGCCTCTATGATTTCGTCTTTTGGGCTGATTATCTTGAACTCGCCGTTACAGAGTTGTATATCTACATAGTCATTCCAGGTGTCTAGGACGACAGTTATATAAAACGACTTAGCGTCATAATTAACTGCATCCTTTAGTATGCCCAAGATGGACTGTGCGATCTGCATATTTCTGTCTTTTCTCTTCTCACTCATCTCAAAAGTTAACGTTTTCATAATACTTTCCTCCAAAGATATATATGTAAGACTATTCGCCTTCATTATAGGAGTTGTAAAATTAGCGAAAAGCTGGCGCCATATACATCGGCATATTTCTGTGATCCAGTAAAATATAAGGTTCGCGTCCCATATACACACCAGAATCAAACGTAATAGCTATATTGCCAGTCTCCATCACGTCCCACATGAAATCGTCACCGAGAGATGATGTCTGGATGCCAAGTCCATCAAGCAAATCGTTAAGTGTTTGTGCCGCTCCCTGAGAAATATCAGCGTTCAGTGTGTTGATAACGTCTCTTACCTCTTCCGGACTAGAGTAGAACATCTGTCCAGAGATCGGTTCCTTGAACAACGTTTCACCCTTTCCTGTTCGGATGATTTTTTGCTCTTTTTCTACGGGATCGCCAGTCTGCGAAACGACCTTGGTTTGAGACTCTTCTTTCTTCATTTCCGAAATATCAGTCTCTTTGAGTCTCTTACCTACCGACTTCTTGTACTCATTGAAGCTGGTGACTGCAACATTATACGCGGTCCCCAATCCGGCTATCTTCTTTTCAGATATAACGCCGTTTGCTACGAAGCATGTGATAGTCGCAGCTCCAAGAATGATCGTCGGCCAGTAAGATTTCAAAGCCACTACGAATCTCTCCTTCTTAGGCAGAGGATCGTCTGTGTCTCTCTTAGACCACTCGTACTCGGCGTCTGCAATGTTCAGTTCGTGCTTCTTAGTGTCCTTTACGGCACTGAGGGTCGTAGCAACAATTCCTGCACTACCAGCTACAGTCAGAATTACGTTTGAATGGTCCCTGGCGAACTTGGTCACCGGTTTGATAAAATCGAATGCCTTCATGTCTAAATACCTCCATGATTAATATAATAAAAAGAAGAGGAGCGGTACTGGATTTGAACCAGTGTCTTCAGACCGAAGTCTGATGCTCTACCATTGAGCTATCCTTTCCTCTTCATTATAGCAATTGTAATTTTCGCGAGTCTCAGTCAAAAGCACCCGCGATCACATAAGTCAACGTGACTATTGACCAGCATATTCCAAGAAATCCTGACACTTTTGGAAAACCTAAAATCGCAGTCCATAGAGTAGCAAATAAAAGTAATATTCCTATATATACTAAAATATTTCTCATGCCTAAATATCTCCTATCCGTTAGTCACCCCACCTAAAAACGAAAAATCAGAGACCTTGTAAACTTTTTGTCTACAAAGCCTCCGCTTTAGTTAAACGTTATCGATTTTTACGTTTTGCATACAATTCTAGATCATATGTATTGAGCTCAACTGCACAGTGTTCAACATTGTCAGTAACAATCTCTGAGAATGTTTTATCACTTTTCAACGCTAGAACCATTTCCTCAACATTAAGTGGAATATACGTCAATATTCCGACAACAACCTGAGTAATGGCTACCAGCACTTCCAGTAAAATCCTAACCCAAGAATGCCTGATCCCACCGATTTTGTGCCAAGCTTCCAATAGTTTTTTATTAAATTTGATCCAAAAAGTATAAATCATAATAGATCAACTCCTTTCATTATACACCTTGTCGATTCCGCGAGTCTAAAAAAAATCAAAAGAGCCCGTGCAAAATGCTACGAACTCTTTTGATTTCGTTAGATATCGAATATCGATTTTGTGTCATAACTTAATTCAAGTGATCCAGAGATCAGATTGAAATCGCCTCGAACTGCGGATACGAAAAACATTATCGTAAAAACACCGTCTATCTCTGTTGCTACCAAGTCTAGTAACTTCAGTTTAGATATTGTCTTTTTAATGTCTTTCAGGTCCTTCCATTTGGCGTTCCTGATCATAATTAAACCAACTTTCATTATTAAATACCTCCTAAAATTTATTCGGATATCAGTCCATTATAGTACTTGTATTTTACACGAGCCCTCGACATTTCATTAAATATACTGCCACGTCATTTCCCCACGGATCATCTAGCGGAAGATTAGAACCAGTTGAGTAGTCAAAATCTTTGAAAACATCATAAAGCACGGTATCCTTAGCTATCTCGGGATTCGCAGTTTGCATCTCGTACAATTCTTTTGCCCACTTGCTCCAAGTGTAGTCACTTATAATGTTTTGATCGTACTTGTAATAAATTATGCTATGCACTAGAATTTGTCGCTGTCGTCTCTCTATTAGTTCTTTTAACTGTGTTTTCCATTCGGGCACATTAAACACCTCCTTAAAAACTCAGAGGCCTTGCAAAATATAAATCTCACAAGACCCCAAAGTCTTTAGTCGTTTTTGTCTTCTACTTCTTTCAAAAGTCCATACAACATACCAATAAGTACTTCATTGTCGCTGACGATCTCGATTTCGTCGTCGAGAATCCGCATATTAAAATAATCGCCAATGACGAGCGTAGCCATAATCGCTCTTTCAATTGACACCATGTAAAATGCGTTTCTGTACTTCTTCTTCCGATCCAGCTTAATGTTTACTGTTGTCATGTTAAATTCCTCCAAAAAAAATATAAATGCAAGACTATTCGCCTTCATTATAGGATTTGTATTTTTAGCGAAAAGCAAAAATACATAAAAAGCAAGAGACCTTGTAAACTTTTGTCTACAAAGCCTCCGCTAGAGTCAACCTCAGTCAATCACGATGGTGTTGATCTCGTCGAAAATCAGTTCTGCTTCGGATGTTTCCTCGATAATTTTCATGATCTGCTCAGCAATAAAGTCTTTCGTGCCGTCAACATCGGACGGTGCCAGATTCATTGAATCCGTCATGTCCATCAGTTTCTTGCTCGTTTCCGCAATGCTGCAGAGCTTCTCCATAAAATGTTTGTGCGAGTACTTAATTCCTCTTGCATACGTGTTTTCAAACATAATAAAACCTCCAAATATTATAGATAGAGTTTCCTCTTCATTATACACCTTGTTGATCCCGCGAGGCTTATAAAAAACCAAGACACCGTGTAAATGTCACGATGCCTCAGTCTTTACATGTTAGTTATTCTTATTTGTAAACATGTATAACACAATACACGCCAATGCTATAACTAGCAAATAATTCATTTCACAAAACCTCCTTTCAAAGCTTTTTTCTAAATTTTCTAACTGTGCGAATTAACGCAATCAGCAGAATAATTACCAAAATACATATGATTGTTTTCATGTCAAATGACCTCCTTGTTTATATAGCCAACGGCTTCATTATAGGAATTGTAAATATCACGAGAAAAAGCAAATAGGCCTTGCATAATTTGTCAGCAAAGCCTACGAGCTTCTTAGTTTTCGCTCTGTTCACGTTGTCTCTGTAAATAGTACGTGTCCGGTTTGTCGATAAAAACCTCCGCGTAATGATCAACCAGATATCCATCTTCGTTCGGGATTAGAGTGCGGTATGCAATATTCCCATCGTACCACGCTTCTATTCCGACCGTGTTATTTTTAACGTTCGGAAAGTAGTGTCTACGAGGAAAAGTTCCTAAAACCGTCATTCCAATCTTGAATGATGCGATGATGATACCCATCAAAACCATTCCGTAAAATGTTCCTAATACAAACTTTCTCATAATAAATACCTCCAAAGTATAGTTAATAGAGTTTCCTCTTCATTATACACCTTGTCGATCCCGCGAGGCTTATAAAAACCAAGACACCGTGTAAAAATCACGATGCCTCAGTCGAAGTCTGTTACTCTACAATGGTAACGTCTTTGTCTGTTAATTCGATAGTATTGTCCTCTTTGTCTTCATCTACACTCTTCTTTAGATCTCTAGCATTTTTGATCACTTGGATCGTGCCAGTTGCTAAAGATGTGATTCCAACTAGGATTCCAATAACCGCTTTAACGTCTGTCAATTTTGCCATAGTTTTCACCTCCTCATTATAGCAATTGTAAATACCACGAGAAAAACAAATAGGCCTTGCAGATTCTGTCCGCAAAGCCTATTGCTCCTGTTAATAAAACCCATCCTTAACCGGCTACGTCATGCGTCCAGTCAATCATGATCGTGTTCTCAAAGCCGTTCTCGTCGTACAGGTTTGTCAGATTAGAGCAAACGAAATGATATTCCTGAACCTCATGCAACTCGACAGCATTCTTCTGTCGAGAGTATGTATTCAAGTTACGTTCGTTTGTGTCCATCTTGTTTCCACCTAATACAGCGCAGATAGCTGCGATAGCACACACTACACCATAAATAACCTTTCTCATAATAAATACCTCCAAAGTATAGTTAATAGAGTTTCCTCTTCATTATACACCTTGTCGATCCCGCGAGGCTTATAAAAACCAAGACACCGTGTAAAAATCACGATGCCTCAGTCGAATGGTATTAGTAAAAAATCATGATAAGATCTTCAAACTTTTCAGTACATGCTTTCTCTTGCAACCAAATTGCCCTTTCGTAAAATGCATCTGCTTCCGTGGCATGTCGTGTTGTTGCCCAAGCATATGGCCATTCATACGGGCGGGTAATAATCCACGCACATACGAGTAGCACAAATACCGGCAATTTCAGCAGCCAAGCAAACCATTTCCTACTCAGCAAAATATATGTGCTGAGAGTTACAAACTGTACTATTTTTACTTCGATTTTATCAAATACAGTCATTTTTGACCAACTCCTTTCATTAAAGGAATTGTAAAATGCGCGAAAAAAAATAAGAGCAGTTGTTCAACCACTCTCGATAAAATAAGTATGAGAATAAGGAATCCGTTATTTCTCTATCAGCGTCCATTCAAGCATTAAGCTCTTTCGGATATTCATCCTAGCCACGGGTGCCCTCTTCACCCCACTCCTGGGGATACCGAGCTTCACTTCCCTTTACTCTCTTCATTATACACCTTGTCGATCCCGCGAGGGCAAAAATAAGAGGGATTGTTTTACCAGCTTTCAACTGGTGTCTCCCGCCGAAACGGGCGGTCTACGATTAATCCTATTCTGTGGGTACTCCCACTTCAATCTCTCATTATAGCCGTTGTATTTTTAGCGAAAACCAAGACACCGTGTAAATATCACGATGCCTCAGTCGTAAGCGGTTTATTTCTTCAAAACCTTCATAGCTTTTAAGATGTCATATACTGGTGTTCCGTTTCGTCTGGCTTCATCGACTCTACTTCGCTCAAGATTAGTTAAACGCCGTTTCAGATCCCAGTGCAGTCCGCTAGACGGATCATAATAAGTATGGTCAATTCTATCTCGTTCAATCTGTGCACTTGTCGGATTAAGCTTCCGATACATTTTTGTACCGACAATCTTAACCCCAGCAATTGCAACAGCTGTCGTGATAGCCGCAACTTCTTTTTTATGTTCCTTAGCCCACTCTCCTGTTTTTCTGAATGCTTCTTTGGCGTTATACTTTATCCGTTCTCCTTTAGAGTCAAATTCTCTAACCAGTTCTCCGTCAACAAAATATACCCTCATGTTAAAACCTCCAAAAAAAATATTTGATAGCGTTTCCGCTTCATTATAGGAGTTGTAAAAATAGCGATAAATGGCAAAACAAAAGAGCCCGTGTAAATATCACGAACCCTTTCGTTTAAACCATTTCTTTTGCGACGAAACGAGGTTTATTTACTTTCTCATCTTCAAGAACTGCATTGCTTTGGAGTTAACAACACCGTCGCTTTCAGCGAATACAATCAGAAATGTGCATCCAATCTGAACGGCTCCTCCAACGCAGGCCGCAATGAATTCCCAGGGAATCTCCTTAGGCTGTTTCTTCTTCGATTCCTCGATGTCCAAAACCACCTTATTGAGTTTCTCCAGGTTTTCAACGCCCTGCTTGAATTCGTCACTCTCGATTGGATTCGCAAGCAAATCGTCAAGTAGTTCGCTTCTTGCTTCACGGAATTCTTTCACCTCCAAATCCTGTTTCTTGCTGAAGATTTTTAGTTTTTTAATCTCCATTTCACAGACCTCCTTTCCATGGTCTCATTATAGCCATTGTAAATATCACGAATTACAGGTCGATATACTCCTTAAAAAGAAGCCACATCTGCTCTGTAATCTGGATTTTACGGCGATGATACTTGAGCGTTTTCCTAAATATCTTAATTTCAGACCAAGCGAATACCCACAGGCATCCGCCATCAATTCCGACCTCCATTAAATGTTTTGCCATTGTTTATGCCTCCTTTTCTTATTTTGATTCAAGGGCTGAGATTCGGTTTTCGAGCTCAGTAATTTTGCTTAAGGCACTTACCAGATCCAGAGTTTTGAGTTTTGATCCGTCTTTCAAGATAAAACCGTTTACACCGTAATTTTCGTCGTAAATAATGGCGCACTGCTCAATATTTCCTTCTGAGTCAGGATCGATGACGGATTCTTCTTCATCATACAGAGTTAGTCCACTATAACGATCAGACCCTACACGTTTAACGGCAAAATAACCGCACGGAGTATAATGACCTTTTTTATTTGTAGCACCGTCCTCGTATGCGAGTTCCTTAAAAATCAGAGCCCCGCTTCCAGCTTTAATCTGGCCATTGTCTTCGGTACTAACTGGTGCATACGTATAAACCGAGTTTCCGATCTGAATATCAGTCCCGGCCAAAGACGGGTTAGCTTTTACTTTGTCATACGAGGTCGTTCCATCAAGCCACCGATACACCAGCCATTTTTCTTCAAGGCCGATCGGAGTCGTAGTTGTCATTGGCACGAAACCAGAATATCCGTCATGCGCATATCCTTTTAGTGCCGTTACATCTTCCGCAACTCCCTCGTATAGACCCTGAATAGTCGTGTATTCGGTTTTCACATCATCGACGAAACCTTTTGTTCTGGTCAAAGCGTCAGCAATTGCTTCCCGAACGTCTCTACCGAAACGAGCTTCACGAATCAATATAATGTCCTGTTCGAGCGAAATAGGAGTAGATCCAATAGGTTCTGCCATTTTTTAATTACCTCCTTAGGTTACCGGATACGAAAACATCAGTTTGTAAATGGTAGACGGCTTAAAATTGCCTCGTAAATATAACTTACGGTCCGGATTGTAAGATATGTTTGCTATAAAGCTTTCAGTTCCGTCAGAGGCGCTTCCCGTCCCGTATACAGCATTAGTCGGAGTAACAACAACAAACGGATCGATTTTAGTCACGTCACAAATCGTAATACTGGTCATGGCAACGTTCGGTGTAAAACCGCATTTAACCCATGCAATCTGACCGATTCTTCGGAATTTTGTGCTTATATTATTAAACTTGCTTTTGTCCACAATATAAGTAGTAACACTCGACCACCCAGAATCGGTGAGGGTGGTGGCTTCGGTAGCTTTAGCTACAGTGCTGGTCAGAAACGCCTGGTCATAGTATGCTGTGTCAGCACCTGTGCCTTCTGGTTCATCTGGCTGTGTCAGCCGCTGAGATGTCCAGGATTTGTATTTGCCATAAACGGCATAATCTCCGTTCCAGTAGCCCCAGGGCAGATATGCCCAGACAGTATACGTATTATGGGCCGTCGGTATCACTTTTACCTCAGCATTAGCACAGTTTATACGATACACAGTAACGCCGCACGCTTTTGCTGAGATGGTTTCTGTACTTTGCCAAGCATCTTTTATATGTATCTCAAAAGACGAATTCTGCCGAGCATATCCATTTGCTCCGTCTCCGGATAAGATACGTATAATCGCTGTATTAAAATTTCCAGACGAAACCAAAGTCCCTAATCTGTACCATTGTGCCGTTCCACCAGCACCGTATATAACAATAGCACTGTTGTTTAAATTCATAAATCTCGATGCATCTAAACCATCCAACTTTTTCTTATCCTCTGCAGTCATCAGACCATGCGTAGACTGTGTGGCATCGTTGTAGGTGGTGTCGGTGAATTTCGCGTTTGCAGGGACATCTGAATTGATGGAATGAGATATAGATGTAGCAACACCATTCGCTGCAACATAAACAGGCTTTGTGGCAGAGCCCACCGCCGTATTTGCACTATGTGTTACAGCCGTGGACTTGTCTTGCTTACCGGAAATATTAGGAATCGTGGGCTTGTTGGATAGGTCGTTGTAGTCACCGGTGAAAGCGACGTCCGGAGCGTTTCTAGAGGATAGGATGGTATATGTCGGCACCGGTTCCCCGTAGTTTTCGTCAAGATATGCATCTATTTCAGCTGTGCTCTGTGCTTGACTTAATAACTTTCCGTCTTCGGAAGTCATGAATAGCAACCTAGCGTTTCCCTTAGAATCGAATATATTCTGCATTGTTGTCTGATCGATGCATATTCGATAAAAAACATGATTAGAAGTTGTTCTAAACACCAATACAGTCCATTTTATTTTTGGCGATGATAGTATTGACGGCGGAAACACCTCAGCATATGTATGAAGATCTGGATCTGTTGCGTGGTAAATCTTAACTCGACAACCGTGTTGCACTGCTCCATACTTTACCGTCAAACTAGTGTCAATAATCACCGGTAATACCGTAGCGCTGCCATTATCTTGGTATACTATGTCCACTAAAGACGCGTATCTATTGTTATCTGGTATATTTCCATAGTATTCTTTATACACCGGATCCCAGGAAGAGTACGTCATAGCGCACGGAACCACAGTATCTGTAAAAGCTCCGGCTGAATCTTTCAATGATACTATCGGTCCGTTCGGAACACTATCGTGCAAGTCTTTATACTGTGCTAGTTCGTACGTCGTATCCGAATCCGTAACATTGCTACTGGTTCCGTCTGATCCAGTGAGTGTTATAGTGTTACCGTTTTTCGACAGCTCGTATTTGGTATTATCTCCCGCTACACTTTCCGTTTGCTTTACTAGTTTACTATAGTCAATAGCATGATCTGAATCGGGAGGAGATTGCAAATACAAGCCTTCAAAATCGGTATACTGTATACTACTTAGAGTAGCATTGCTATATGACAGCCCAGTCAAATTTTTTGACAAGTATATGGCAAGCCAAACGTGATACAAGATATACTCATGTCCGTCTACGGATTCTTCAAAATGCCCATATGCATACACATTCAGCGACAGATCTGAATCTGAGGTATCTGTTTTTAGATTGAGAATGACGGCGTTGCCATTCGCTGTTATATCTCCGTTTACGCTCCATTTATGTTCTACTTCATCAGATGTCAGTGTATATCTTCCCTCAAGGTTCAATGGATGTGTCGCATCGAATCGCCCATACTCTGATTTGATTTGAAAACCAGTAGTATAAATCAAATATCCGCGTCCTTCAATGTATTCTCCATTGTCTGAATATCTGTTCAACGGAAGTGTACGTCTATACGTTTCCAGTGGAGCCACAGTGGTTTTATTTTGACTGTCTGTCAGCGTTACTCCATGAGCATCCGGATTTCTTGAGCTGCTTACGTAATACTTAGTATTTTCGCCAGGAATCCCTAACGCGGTAATATCTTTCTTAGTGACAGCAACTGCCGAATCGACATGACCCAAATTATCATTCGAAAACTTATACAAACCCAAATCGTGTTCTGTATGTTTTGGATGCACATACGACGAACCGATAGATGGCGAAATAGAATTAGAACCATAGCTAGGACTAGCGTCAGTGATTTCGTTTGCTGTTTTTATCGCGTTGAGAGTAAACACCGTATTCTCAACATTCTGCAAATCGTAGTCGATGGCAGTGACGTTTAGATATGTGTCTATGCCATGCCTCGGCGCTAATACTCGTACTGCATCGGTCAATTCGATGGATGAATAGTCTACGTTGTAAAGGCTAAGGTCGATTCCCTTAACCGTTAATTTTCTTACACCAGATGCCCAGCTTCCGTTTACTGTCTTAGAGATAAGCGGAATGCTGTCGATTTCAGACATTCCCATTCCGACTAATTGTTCGTATATGTTACTTGTACCGACGTCTAGATCTCTGATAATCATTCCATACTGTTCCACCAGCTCGGGACAATACATTACACCATGTTCTGGATCGATTTTCCAGTTTCTTTTATTGATCACGGTGGTTCCATTTTGAACGCCTCTTCTATCGAGTGTGAAATCTTCGCCACTATCGACTCGTTGCCCATGAGGATGTACCGCAGTGAAAAATGTTGTACCGTCATCGGTAATTGTCAAGTCTGTTAAATTTTCTCCTAGTTGAATCGTCTGCCCATCGTTCGAGTTAAACGCGGGATAGTGCCTACGCATATGCAACTGCATCACATACACCGCGTCACCCAAATCAGCTCCGCCAAAAGTTCGTTTCGGATAATGCGGGGTCTTGGAAACCCAGAACAATCCGCCGACATTACTCATCATACTTGAGATCAGATCTATGGCGGTCATGTTATTAGGATTTGAGATTCCGCATTGATTTTGTGCTATGGAATTCAGAGTATCTTCGTCGAAGTAATAATCTTCGTCCTCTTGATCGCCCGACGGTATTACCGGTTCGTTTACCCAAGCGTATACCGGAACATCAGAATCAGTATCCTTGGCTATTCTGCCAAGATGTTTGAAAGGGGCATTTAGGTTCTCTTCATATTCTGAGCCTCCAGACATAATGTTTGCAATTACTGCCGAAACTTCCTGAGGAGATACTCCGTATACGTGAACGCCACTTTCATTTAGTATCGGGGATTCAAATCTGGCGAATATAGCTCTGCCCACCGTTTTTAGCATATTCCATGAACCCATATCCACGGTTTTATCGTAATATATGCAATCATTAAGATACGCCAAGCCGCCTTCGCAATGAATCGTTTTTGTTCCATGTAAGTCAGTATCAATCGTTAAGACGCGCCCAAACCAAATGTGTTTATCGTGTGTTTTCTGGTTGTCTTTGATTACGTGTAACTCTGTGAACATCGGTATGATCTTAGAATATGCCACATTAGTCATGGGTAATTCAAAGTCCAGAGTCCCAGCAGCATTAACTTCAATGTGTAATTTGGGAGTTCCGAGTTTTAATTCGTCGTCATCGCGCGTATCGTCATACATTAAGACCTGTTTTTTTTTGTACGCACTATTCACAAAATAAATTTTAAACAATTACAGATACCCCCTTCTCAATCCTAGCAATGAAAAATGGCGACCAGTTAATTCGTAAGTACCGTCGCCGTCATAATCATGCCAGAATGTAATTACGCATTCTGAAGAAGCATTTACATTAGACAGCATAGCATTTGGATCAGTTTCTATCGTAATATAACTGTCCGGATTAGCAAAAGACTTCTCAATTGTTTTCATCATTCGCACTCTTGTGCGAAAAATATTTTCTGCATTATCAATCTGGCAAAACGCATTGTAACTGAATCCCGATTGCGAATTGGCTGGAAACCGTATGCTTAAATCGGGTATGTGCAAAGGTTTTGCACCAAGTACAATTCTAGCCATTCTTAATTCGAACGGAATATCCACCGTGTCGTTCAGTTTTTTATTTATCCGATCGTAAACCGCTTTGGTTTCGGCAGTTGTCGCATTCGTATCCCATTTCTTATCGTCGTCAGTAAGCATCAGCTTCGGCATTTTTGAAAAATTAATCGAATATGCCGTAGACGGAGCCACAGACGATGCTGGGTTCGGTTGCTTTTGTGTCTGATACTGAGGAAGCAATGGAATATCTTTAAGCAAGTCTCCAATAGTGCATCCGTATTCGAAATCGTAGCAATCCCATAATTCGTTTTCGTCACTACGAGTTACTTCCATTTTGAATGGTTTAAAGCTGTAGTCAATAGTTATCTGTGAATTGTGCTGATCTGATTTCATCGCATTGAGCGACATCCGCCCCTCGTAATAATAATTGGGTTCATCATATGCAATCATCTGCATGGAGCGTCCTTGCATATATCCCAAAAGCATGTCGTATGTGACAGTCCATGGGCGAATGTCATTCATTACGATAAACTCAAAAGAGCCAGTTCGGTTGCCATACGTCGGAAAACCGGTAAGCGATGTTGTTAAATCCAGCTCACCATTTCCTCCAGGAACCGATATACTGTGTACGTTTACAGGAGGGACTGCGACCACTGGACGGCTAGATGGAGCCATAACCCAATCCTCAGCTGTATTTTGTTTGCCATAAAAACGATGAGACATTAATTTATCTTCATCGTCGATGTCGTATTCCTTAGCTGGATAAGCCGTAGCTTTTGGGTCAAAAAACGTAAGCGAATGAGTTTTGGTCATATCAAAACCTTTAATCCAATACATGTTATCCCTCCTCGTTGCACTAGTTATGGCGTCTTGCGTATGCGTTTAAACGGCTCATTTCTTTGTTCATGGGCTTGGCTAATTCACCAACCATTGTACCTGTATCCATTACGATTTGCATGCTTTCCATGTTTTCGGACAAGGTGTTAATATCATCTCTAAGTCCTCGAACCATTTCCAGCATATTGCTGTCGTCGTAAATTTCTTCGTGGTTTATAGACGCGTTCACAGCAGCGGTAGCCGCCTTTGTCATCATGGAGCTTGTGGAAGCCCAAGCGGTGTATGCTGTATCGTAACCGCCATAAACCCCGCGCATATCCATTGTAGGACGTATAGTCGGGTCGATAGTCAATCGGTTATTAGCGACAGCCGAAATAGTTGATAGCGTATCACTGAGAGCGAGCTTTGCTTTATCCGCAATTGTGTACCCAGCGTTCTCGACACGATCCCCGAGGTTTAGTATACCGATAGCCATTCCTTGACTAAAGTATTCGCCAAGTTTCATGGTTTCTCGGGACGGGGAATGAGAATCCAAGGCCTCTTGAGCTGCGTTCATAGCCTCGATTGCAATGGAACGTGCGGCATCATATACGTAACCCATTCTAGAGGTCAGTCCGTTCTCGAAACCTTCGCTAGCATATTCACCCAGAGAATAGAATTTGTTGTGTATTCCATTTTGATTATTATTGATAAAATTGTACACGTTCTCAAAGAACGAGTCGATTGCTCTGTCAACTTTTGCATCAGATTCATTAAATGCATCAGTAAACGCGCTAATACCCTTCTTTGCGACGCTCTTTAATGCATCACCGAAATTTTTAACCGCTTCATCGTCAATGTCTTTCATTTTCTTAAACGTAGAGATTACATGTTCCAAAGACGTGCAGACCGACGACACGATACCACTACTAAGATCGGACATATTGTCATAGAAAGACTTAAAACGATTTCCGTACATTTGTAACTCGTACCCGACGTCGCTCATATGTGTAAGATCAGTGAAACTAGAATTAATTTCATTGAGTTTTTCAACAAGCATTTTCATGGCCGCAGTTTTAGCTTGTACGATAGTGGAGTCTATATCCTTGACGTAATCGTAATACCGACTAAGCCCGTGTCCTAAGTCTGCAATTTTATAACCTAAATCTGCAATTTTATAACCGCCAGAGAATGTACTTCCAGTGGCGAATTCGCACACTCGACTAGCCATTCCCAAGGCATTGTTTCCAGCTCTAAGGTCATCTTCAGTTAAATCTTTTACCGAGTTAAAGTATGTCTTAACTCCATTTCCGAAATCTTCAATGTTAGACGCGAACATATCCATTTTGATGTTTCCAAAGAATGTTAAATCGTTAGAAATATCTGCCAGGACTCCGCACGTTTTGATAAGAGCATTGCTCTTTGCAAACATTGGATCGTCTTCGCTTTCGATGTTCTGGTCCACCCAAGTCAAGTATTCCATGAACTGCTCAGCAAATTTCTTAAGACCTTTTGCAAAATCTTTCAAATCTGTGGTGAACACAGATGCGATTCCGCTTGTATTCGGGATTTCAGATGCAACAGTTACGATTGATGCTAACGATTCCATAGTCAAGTTCGATTTAACCAGCGACGATCTTGTAATATCAGCCACGGTTTCGCAGTATTCAGACATTTCTGTCGCTACGTCTGGAAGCTGTTTAACAAACGCTCCAATCGTATTATCGCCTATCCACTTGGCTAATACTCCGCCGCTATTTGGGATCTTGCTCGCGGTTTGAATTACAACTGTAAGCATGTCCATAGCGTCTTTTGACTTCTCGATCATGTCTTTTGTAATCGGTAGGCATCCGTTAGCGTAAGCACCTAAGTGCACAGCGGTTGCTGGGAGCTGAGCTACAAACGCACCGATATCGTTGTTTCCTATCCATTCGCCAATCCAACCTCCAGTGTTCGGGATGTTCTTAGCCGCTACGCAAATATCGGTTAGCATTTTCATAACGTCAGCCGAGATCTTGATCTGTTCGTCTGTAATACCCTCTACAGATTTAGCGTATTTTACTAGCCCAGATCCGACGCTCGGCAATTCGGCAATAAACTCACCAATGTCATTCTCGCCCACGATTGCACCGAGCAGACCGCCGCTATTCGGAATATCTTTAGCCGAGTTAGCTATAGCAGTGATTAATTCACCAACTTTAGTAGCTTTTTCTATATCGCCCTCGTCAATCTCTTGGCAATCTTCAATAAATGCTTTAAGACCGCCTTTTCCGTCTTCACCTTTAATTAGGATAGACATCGATTCTACGAGATCTTCCATCGGATTACTTGAGCCGGTTAGTAGACCGAATAAAGGACTATTTAATATGGCGTTTACAAATTCAGCAGCGAACAGTGATCCAAAAGCCGCAGTTAGAATACCGATACCTTCTAAGGCTCCGCTGTCTTTAAGCGTAGAAACTCCATCGAAAAATCCCTTCGCTTCGTCCCAGAAAGATGTTAGATTTTCTCCTAATGTCGGCAATGCGCTAGAAACACCTTCTATGACGCCTCCTACGAGACCGCCAACGACATTTCCGAAAAACTTGCCAATAGCCAGCCCGACGGTCTCGAGGATCGGTAAGCCTCTATTGAGCAGTCCTTCCAAATCGTAATCCTCTTGAATGGAACCAAGCAATCCCAAAATCCCAGCGAATTCAGCGATAAAACCGGCAATAGCAATCATTCCAACGAATATCCCTTCGCCGGCAGATAGCTTCAAACCGCTCAGAATCCTTGTTGCGCCAGAAATGGATAACAAAATAGTACTCATCGAGATGGCGATTGCGTTTAGTCCGTCAGGATTGGTCAAATTATTCAGAAGCATGAGCGCCGCAGTCATTTCACCGATCATTATACTAAACAGCGCAATCTGCTTTCCAGTATCTTTAGTGTTCATCAATCTGGTCGCTCCGCTGATCGCCAAGACGACCGCAGACAACGCAGAAGCTGCCGAAATGATTTCATTTTGATCTATTGAAGACAAAATGTATAGAGACGCAGTTACTGCCGCGATTTCAAGAACCATTCCAACCGCTTGTTTCACAGCGCTACGGTTACGGCCCGCAATTTTACCGGCTACTGCTAATGCTTCCATAACAGATACAACTACCAATGAACCTTGAATCGCTGTCTCTCTGTCAAGCTTTCCAAGAAGTACAATCGCAGGCACGATCAAATCGATTGCAATTGCCATTCCAACGAAAGATCCTTTGCTCTTTCCTTCTGCCGTCTGAGCGATTCTCGATGCAATTGCCATGGATTCCATGATAGCAATGACAACGGCCATACCCTGCAGAGCTGTCGACTTGTTCATCTTGCCTAGCGCATAAATCGCAGGGAGCAACAAATTTACAGATACAGCCATAGCTAAAATTGATGCGGCTGTTTTAGAAACCTTTCCCGACAATCGAGAAGCAATTGCGAAGGATATAAGCACCCCTAGAATACGATGCATGCCGGTCTCTATTGTATCGACATTGAGCAACGTAATAAGTTTGATGGCTCCGATCATAGCAAGCAGGCCAACACCGATTCCAGCGAATGCAACGCCGATCGATGTGATTTTCTTTTCGCTAAATATAGGAGTACTAAGAATGCCAATCGCAGCGACTAGCTCAGCAAACACAATAGACAGTGTTGCGACACTCGATTTCAGTTTGTCTTCTGGAATCTGAGCAATTATCCACAATGAAGCGGCTAAAGCAGCAATGCCAAGCGCGATGCTCTCAAACATCTTGACTCTAAGAGTATGCTGAGCTGTCTTTGCCACATCAGTCCAGCTAGTGAATAATTTGTTAATATTTGCTCCGATAGCCGAGAATGACGCGAATATCTTAGTCAGTGAGTCTACTGACTTTTTAACAGCCGTAAGTGTACTAATGACGCTAAGGCCTGTTACGATTTGAGTAATGGTTTTTAGTATATTACCCCACGGTATCTTTGTAGCTGCATCTCCCATTTTGTCAAAGAAAGCAGACATGAAATCCGTAGCCTTGACTATGCTATCAGAAGCAAAATTGTCTATGGCGATTGAGAGTTCAGTTACAGCTGTCTTCAGAATACCCTTTTTCATGATTTTCGTGAAGTAAACGTAAACAGACTTCAAGTTAAATAGCTCTTTTAGTTTTCCGCTTTTCATGCCCTCGGTGATCTTCTCGAACGGATTTCCACCAGAAGCAAGTACAGAGATCATGTCGGCTAAACCCTGAGCCATTTTCGACACAAGATTCACAAAGTTTGTAAACGCTGTGGAACCAGACCCAGCTTCTACGAATTTGTTTAAATTGTCGCCGGCTTTAGTAACAGCGTCAGAAGCAATTGGAGCAAGAGCATCCCACAAATTCTGTAACTGGGTTATGAGATTCTGTACTCCTTCAGAATTGGCAATAGCTTTGGCCATGTTAACCACAGAATCTTTAAATTTATCGACCGTTTTTATAACTGCATCTAGCAATGTTTTAATAGCGTCGAGGACTATTTTCATTGCCTTATTATGCTGTATGAAGTTAATGATACCTGTCGTAATACTAGCCACTGATGTTACTAGCTTAGATATCAATCCGATTGAAAAACTTATAGATTTGCAGATTGCTTTGATTAGAACATTCAGAACTCCGGATTGGCGAATCCAGTGAATAATGTTCGCTACTGTTTGGCCAATATTTCCGGCTAATTCCAAAACTCCGCTTCCAAGATTCCTAATAGATTCGCCATTAGCGTCAACATTTTCGATTAGACTATCAAAAATATCCACAAGCAAAGCAATCGCTTCGCCAAACGCATTTGTTATTTTGAGAACGTTGTACAAGTCCCATGCGCTAATTGCTTTATTCATGCTAGTACTCAACTTGGTAAACTTCTTAGCTAGATTTGTTACCATTTTGATTAACTCATTCGGAATTAGGTTCTTAAGCTGTTTAGCTACGGACGTGACTACAATATATGCATTGCTAAGCGCTGTCGTAATGGATTTTACAATGAACTCTAATGTCTTCGTTATGATATGACTCTCTTCAATTCTGGCTATGATGTTGGTTATAGCATAGCCAGCGTCAGAAAGAATTTGTAACAGTTTTGGACCTTGAGATGAGATGATCGGAATTAAAGCCTTAATGACACTTTTTACGATTGTGAAGCCAAAGTTGAGAACTGAAAAGACGCCCATCAGAGAGTGATAGACTTGCGTTACTGTAGTTTTCGACATCTTCAATTTTGAGGTGAAAGATTCCAAACCGTCTGTTATGGCGATCAAACGTTCTGCTGTGTATTTTGGAATGAAATTGCTGAGGGCTTTTTGAACTGGAACGATCGCAGTTTTGATAGCTTCTACAATATTCCAGAACGACTTGATCAACTTTTCACGGCCACCAAGGTCTTTCCAGATCTTGATTTGTGCATTTCTTGTGTCATTGTAGCTTTGAATTATGCCGGAAAAGAAATTATTGACGTCGGTGAGAGTTTTTTTTGCTTCCTCGTAATCTCCGACAATCATTTCCCAGGTTTCGGTCCAGCCAGATTGCACCGCTTCCTTCATTGTGTCCCATAACTGAGAAAACGTCTTTACTTTAGTCGCTGCGTCGGTCGCAGTCCGGCCAAGTTCCGTGGTTTCATCAGTGAATTTCGCTAAAGTTGTAGTCAGTATGTCAGACGTAAGCCAACCTTTCTGTAGAGTCTCTCTAAATGAACCAGCATCTGCGATCATGGAGTCTATATCTACTCCGAACTCTCTAGCTGTTTCTTTTAGCGCATCCTGAAACACTTGTCCGCCCATACCAGCGTTGACAACTGAGTTCCAGTCCTGCAGTTTTACGGTTCCAGACGCTAAAGCCTGTGACAACTGATACATAGCGGTCGATGCTTGCTGGGACGTCGATCCGGATACGGCCGCGAGATTCGCTATACCTTGAATGGCTGTCACCGACGTATTCAGATCAACACCGGCAGCTGTGAATGTACCGATATTTCTTGTCATTTCCGTAAAATTATAGATCGTCTTATCCGCATAATGATTCAGTTCATCTAAGGCATTATTTACGTCATCCAGCGTGGTTCCTTTGGACTGTGTATTTGCCAGGATAGTTTGAACTGCGTCAATTTGTGTCGTATACTCTTCGAAACCAGTTTTTATCGGGTCAATCGTGAATGTGCTGGCGATCATCTTGCCAGTACTCATGAGCTGATCTGTCAATCTACGGATAAACTGGTCGGTCATGGTGCCAAGCACAGAAAACTTATTCGTCATGACGTCTATGCCTTTTTGCATAGCTCCGAACGAGAAGTTATTTATAGAAGAAGCTAGGCTCTTCAGACTATCAGTTGCGCCCTGAAAATTCAGAGACTGTTTGAGCTTATCCAATGTGCTCAGTGTAGTTTTGCAACCCGACTCAAATTGCTTATTGTCGAATTGCATCTTTACTATCCTGTTATCGACTGAAGTACCCACTACTTCGTAACCTCCTTCCAAGTTTCCTTAGACATTTTATCGAATATCGGTTTCAACGCAGGATTGATGTAGTCTCGTCCTTTCACGTATCCGCCATTTTTTGTTGCATGGCCATATTGTATCAGCATAGCGACAGGAATATATCCGACTATGTGCGAGTTCGTCCATATGATTTCAACTTTATCTTTTGAATAATGAATCTCATAATCCCACGAACTAGCAGTTTCGCCGGTATCCACTGGTGTAGCAGCGGCTAGAGCTCTCACACCCTCTTCTCCGTATTTACGAAGCTTAGCATACATGCTATGCTCTTGGATGCCTTTCAAAAATATGGACGTCTTCTTGAAGTCACCTGTCTGTTTAATTGTAATCACTCTAGCCCACCAACTTTCCTTTTAAAGCTTGCTAACCTTATCCTCCGGAAGATAGCCGATAATACCATCAAATTTCATTTTATACCATTTTGAATTATTCAGATTCGCATAGTGACCATCGCATACGACACGCTGAGTCCGCATCAATGTGGCTACGACAGGGTTATGCTTATCCTTGCCCGGTTCCTTACGCATGTTAATGGCTGGTGCATTTACCACGTAATAACCCTCATACTCTTCGTTAAATTTAATAGGGGTTGTGTTTTCAACGATCTTCTTTTCGTCTCCCATTACACTCATCCTTTCGAATTGCGCGCTTTTCTTCTCTGAGCATTAAGCGCTGCGTTTTGGTTCATTGTCTCTCGTCTACTCATTTTTTTCTTTGGCGCATTCTTAATGGCGCAGACTCTAATCTGAGTCATTAACCGATTGAGATTCCATTTCTCGCATTCGAGCGGAATGTTCAAAGAAAACATCTGGTAGTAAATTATCTCGGCAGTTATAATTTCTCGACTAGCTCGTGCATTGTCTTTTGGGAATGTTGTAGCTGTCATGGGATCGTTCATATAGCTTACAATCTGATCTAAAATCGATTGTGGTAAGCTTCTGTATACTAAAATGGGAACGTCTTTTGGGGTGATCGTCATACAACGAAGATAGTCGAAGAACTCATCATCAGTTTTTTTATCTGTCGTTAAGTACGGTTTCTTCCACTTACGTTCCCATTTTGATACAGACACCAGACTATGCTCCAATCTTAAAGTCATAGCTGGCATATTTATAAACTCCTCTTTAACTGGATCCCAAAATTCTTGTGGCAGGAGTTTTATTTCAAGCATCTTACTGAACTACGGAGGCGGTAACGTTAATTGCCGGCTTATCAGATACCGGAGCCTCGACCTTCGGAGCGATTTCTCTCATGAACTCAGAAGCCTTATCTGCGTCAGAGAGCAGTTCCATGAACAAGGCACTATACGCTTCAGAAGCAGCGAATGCATCCTTCATCTGCTGGTTCTTATAAAACCGCTTTCCGTCAGCAGTCTTTTCACCGTATGCCAGCAAGATGACTTTCTTAATAATATTCAGGATTTCTACCTGATCGTCGCTGGAGATAATCCGACGAATATAACCCTCGAGACCTCCTTTTCCGAGTGCCTCAAGTTCAATGCATTCAGCCTGTGTCAAGTTGAAGTGGAACTTCTCAGTTCTCTTTTCTCCGTCAAAATCAGTATATGTAATTTCCTTAGCAAACATGTAAATGACTCCTTTCCGAGTATAACGATTTTCAAACTTTTTTCAGATACTTTGAATTGCAGTATCCGGTGTACTTTCCAGACTGCACAAGATACCATTTTGAATTGTTAACGGTAGTATAGTATCCATAGCAATGGACCTTAGTTCCGTTCTTGAACGCGGTAACCACATTATCACTTGTAAGCTTACCAGGAATGTAACGGCAGTAAAGCGAGGTTGCAGTAACAGAGTAAGTACCTCTGATCGAATCTGACTTAGACTTAGCTGCGGCTACTTTTGAGTTTGATGCAGGTGCTGCAGGCTTGTGCGTTGCGGTCGTAGTCTTAATACCGAGCATCTGATTAACCCTAGCCTGAACTGTGTTATAGTCCAAGCCAAGAGCTGTGATCCGCTTCTTTCGATCCTCGCCATTTCCGTACTTACCAGCGATTACATTCTTAGCGGCCTGCTCAACGGTGATAGACGGCTTTACGGTCGAAGAATTCGATGTGGTTGTCTTCTTTCCCATTTTAGCCGCAACGTCGTTCTTAAACTTCTTCCAATGCTGTTCGTCATTGGTGTCAGTTCCGCCAGCGCTCGCTGGTACAAACCACTTCGGACATACTTTCTTAGTAACGTCGTAGTGGCGAATAAGTCCACCATTCGTCGGATTCAGACCGTAGATCTTGCACAATTCGGCGCACAGTTCTACTGCCGCATTGTACGTAGCAGTATTGAATTTACCAGTCCAATCTGGATGACAGCACTCAATGCTTACAGTATACGGATTTGCCTGATTGGTGCACCAGCTTTCTTCGCCATGTGGGATGCATCTTACAATTTCGCCAGTGAGTCCAATAATATAATTCGAACTTACCGAGCGGTCTGTATTGTTGAAGTAATTGCGATTTGCCATTGCACTTGTTCCTGGATTAGCGACCCAATGGATTGCGATGGCTGTAGTTCTTCTTCTTTTGTTACCTGGTCTGTTGTGAGTCAGGTATGCGTTTACGAAGTTCATTTATAAACCTCACTTTCCGGAGTATTCATCTTGCATGAGCTTTACCTGGGCAGCGCATTCGATATGCTTCTTATGCAGAAGTTCATACATCGCCATCATTGACTCGTTCGGCTCGTTATTCTTGGCTCTTTCTTCTTCGATTAACCTTGTTACCTGAGAATGCAGAATATCCATGTGACCCATCTCTACCTTAGACAATTCATAGAAAGTTTTAGACAAAGTAGGATCTTTTTCTTTCGTCTTGCATGCCCAGCAAATATACTCTTTAGCACCGCTGACTTCGTCGTCGATCATATCGGCAAGTGTTGCAATAATCTTCATAGAAAACTCCTTTTACTCGGGGGTGGATCTTAGGTGCCAATTACTCTAGTCTGACCGTACACTAGAAACCCCGTAATGGATTCATGCCATTTTGATTTTATTCAGCGAACATGGCTATGACTTCAGCAGGCAGCGGCAGTTGCGGATCTGTACCTGTATTCGCGCCAGAGCCTTCTGTTCCGTACAGCTTTTCTTCCAGCTTAGCAAGTTTAGCCTTGTCAGCCTTGGTGCTGTCGATGGTGATTGTTGCGATGGCCTTGTAGCCAGCCACTTCTACCGGATTAGTAGAGCATTCCCAAGAGAACGTAATTGCCTCAGGGGAGTCATTTACTGTAGCATAGCCTCTCTCGGACGGAGAAGCGGTTGCGCCGTAGATAAGATGCAGCTTGTAGCCATAGTCGTTACCATCTACATCATTACCCAAAACAGTTCTGTAGCAGAAGCCGAACATCTTTCTCTTCTGCTGACCAATTACGACACCTTTTGCTACAGATGCAGAACCATCGCATTCAGCCCATTCATCCGGATAAGTGTACGCTTCAATAGTAAAGCCGAACTCTTCCGCAGAACGCAGAGATAAGTACTTGATGTCATCAGCGTACAGTGCGGTCTCTTCCGCGCCAGATGGAGATTCAGTTACAGCGGTCAGACCGTTCCATGCAACACCGATTCCATATTTTGCCGGGGTCTCGCCCTTTGCAGGAGTAAAACCCGGATACAGGACACCCATCTTATCACCGGTTTCGTACAGACGGTCACCAGTCTGATCCCATGTGATCTTAGCCATTAAACTATTTCCTCCTTTTAATAATAAATTCTGAATACGTCGTGATTGAGATTATCCATCGTGAAATGATTATCGTGCACACACATTGAGAAGTGCGACGCTATGTCCTCGATCAGATTGCTATCGGGATCTGCGTCTACGAGGGTTAAGTCGTAGCTCATTTTAAATGTATAAGGTCGATCATCGGCGAATTGTGTGTCTCCATGAGCTCTGTCATAGATAATACATGGATACTTGAGTTTTACTGACTCAGGAGGCTGAAAATAGACGTTTTGACTCCCAAGGATATTGCACAGTTCCTCGTGCAATTTAAGCCGTCGGTCCATTATACACACCTCCAACCGTCAGATTTAATCTCGGATAGGAAATATCAATATTATTGACTTTCCAATAAGCTTCGAGAAATTTAATGTAACGGATAGCTGAGAAATGCTCATAGGCAAAAGGATCTGCAACAATGGAGATCTGATTCGTAATGTTTACGTTATCATTCAGCGTTTCGGTTCCTTCCCATCGGCTGGCGGTTCGCGTAAGGTCTCCACGATATGTACGCTCCTTAACGCTTTCTGTCCACACGCCAGGACTGGTTTCTTCGCTAACCGCAAATCCTATAATTCCGTAGAATTTTGCCATTTTGATTTCCTTCCGTTAAATTCGTTCTTAGCCTGCAGCAGCTACTCTGTGCTCGAAGCTGATTGCAGCGTACGGCTTGGTCAGGGCGCCAGAGATACGGGTTTCGATCAGATACTTCTGCTGGTTGTAGTCGATATCGAAGTCGTCGAACATGGTCACCTGACCGCCAGCGTCTGTACCGATGGTGTAGTCGATCGGATTTACCAGGATACCATCCAGAGAATAGTCTTCTTCCTTGGTATCGCCGAGGGACTCGTCCTTAACCTTATGCTTCATACCCTCCATTACCGGTACAGTAACGATCTTTGATACACGCATAGCAGTTGCCAGATCAGCAATAGAATTGTACAGCTTTCTGCCAGTGGTATCTTCCAGCAGGAGCATTTCGGTCAATACATCTTCTGTAGTCCAGAATGTCGGATTGCCGGAACCCTTGTATTCCTTACGAGCCTTTACAACTCGCTTGATCAGATCCTTAGCACGATCGGACTCGGTAGTTGCTTCAGCGTACTGAGCACGAGCCTTCACGGTGTATACATCACTGTCGGTCCAGATAGGACGAATGTGATCTTCGGATACCTTATCTTCAGCCACAGAGCTACGGCCGTCGCCAACGAGAACTGCACGGGCAATTTCCTCATCCAGCATAATACGCATTTCGCCCTTCAGCCAAGCAACAACATTGAAGTCGGTAATGTCCAGAATATCATCACGATCCAGCTTCTGCTTCTTGTAAATGGTCTGCGGATCAGTGGAACGCTTCAGCAGAGCGATAACTTCCTCCATCTTCTTCTTTCCCTTGATATAACCCTTTGCACGAGCTTCGTCGGCCGTGATGTTTGCATGGATAGACTTGATACGGGTAAACGGAGCGTGCTTTGTAGCGCCCATCAGAGTGCTTACCCATTCGGTCTCACGCTTGATGAAATCCGGGGAATCACTGATTGCCTTAGCATCCGGGAACAGCATGTTGATGTCTTTTACACCGTACTGATCTGCATGGGACAGAACTGATTCCTTCAGAGATCCCAGCCGTTTTGCATCTGCGAAGATTTCATTCATATCGTCGTGAGACAGTACGAACTCCTCGGAATCGTTTTCTGCGTCAAACATATTGTGCTTCACGTCTTTATCCTCCTCAGTTGTATTTTCTTTGCTAGCAAGCGCTTCGCCAACCAAATAGTCCAGAACCTCCTGCTGCTCTTCAGTCATAGAATCGAGTACATCCTTGACGGTCTTTTTCTTATTCTCAGCCATAGTTTTTTCCTCCTTTGCACCATCAGCGTGCACAATCGGACCCTCTGGATCCAGATCGATAGCATAAGGCTCGCTGTAGATGAAAGCTTCGTTTGTTTCGTTATCAACATCGTCGTGTGCTACGACTTCGTCGATATACGCTCCGGGATTTGCACCAGCCAAAACCAGACTGACTTCGCGGATTGCGCCATGAACTACATCTGAACCAATTTTCTTGATGTGATTAGCCCAAATAGACAGTCCGTTGATGTCTCCGTGCTTTACCAGCTGCTTGGCGTATTCGCCGTTTTCTGTATCGTTGAACAGACCGTAAGCATAGACACCATCAGCTCTATTTTCAAGCAGGCACTTACCCAGTACATTCGTAGGCTCTTTATGCTGGTGAGCCCAAACCATAGGTACTACCATCCCGTCACAGTCTTTAAAAGCGCCATGACGAATAGTTACGCCATCGGAGCATCTGCGATCGTTTCGAGTTGCATAGCCGCCGAAGTCGTATTTAGCAAAATCTTCTGCCATTTTGAATCACCTACTTTTATTTCTGTCATACTCTTCTTTAACTTTGTTTATGAGTTTTTTTATCTCGTCGCCAACTCTTTTTTTATCTTCGTCGCTAAGACGTTTTATACGTTTAGAAATAGATTCAGCGATTTCTTTTCGAATTTCCTCAGCCCGGGCTTTCATCTCATCGCGCTGTGTCTCAGTCACGGTACGCTTATTCCCAGATAACGGATTCTGCAAACTGCTGGATGATAGAGTGGAGTTTTTAACTCCGGATGCTCGTCCTTTAAGCACACGTCTCTGCATGTAATACTCATGTGCTTTAATTGGATCGTAATATTTCGAAGCGTAATGATAAATCTCATCGTCATTCGGCATCGTTATCACCCATTTCCTCACCGCTCAGAATTCCGTCGATGTCATTTTGAAGTTGTTCAAGCACACTGTTAACCTCATCAGCTCCACCAACCGTCGTTCCAGCCTCTCCATTATTTGCAATGTTCTTATTGACCAGTTCGTCAGCTCTAGGTTCCGAACTAGGCTTGTAGCCGATGATGGCTCTGAACTCATTCGAAGACAGGATTTCGTTTCGAGTAAATCGGTCTGCCAGATCTGCAAGCTGTGTAGTAGGTACGAGCTTAAACGGATCTCTGAAGAACTCGATAGAATGTCCCTGAGTCCTAGCTGTCTTGGTCAACCACTTGCGTTTCATCTCGATCGTGATGACTGAGAGGAAAGGTTCAATAACACGGTTATAGTAATTAAGCATTGTCTGCTCGTTTGCCGTTCCATCGAAAATTGTCTTATCCATTCCAAGCTGACCGAATAACATATTCGTCAAGTACTCGATCTGAGACATGAGGTTATTCTCGAGAGAACGGTTAAGCTGAATGACTCGCTCGGTGCCGTCAGTATATGCGATACCATATTTCGAGTTAGCGAGCTGATCCTCGATCATTTGCTTACGCCGATTAGCCTGTTGCTCCTGAGCTTTAGTCTTGATCGTGTATGGAAGCTGAATGATCAAATCCAACTTACTCGACCCAGACTGCTCATCGATAGCATCCAGCAAATTCAGTTTTCTGATTAACCGTTTGAGAATACCATTTGGCTCGTTCATAACCGAATAAAATGGATTTTCAAGAAGAACACAGCATTTCTTTGCAACTCGCAAGTTCTTATGCTGACAACTTCTGTCATCGTAAATATCCACCGTCACGTAATCTGCAGACCATTGCACTACACGTCCAACGCGCATACTGTAAATGTTGTACGAATCGTTCGTATTTGGATCGACGTCACTTTCATATGGAACTACTGCAACGCATCCTTCGTCGCACATGGACATTACCATATCCTGAACAAAAGCTCGATATGTCTGATCCTTATTGGGGGAGAGGGTTAGACAATCGTTTAAGCTGTCAGTTATGGTTTCAACGAAATTTCCGTTTACGTCTACTTTGACGTGTTCCATTTTGATTGATGCGACGTCGAGTGCTATCCGATTGTAGATTGACATGATTATAGAACGTTCGTTGCTAATGAAACGACGTGTTCTATCGGGTTTTGACGAAGACACAATTGAACCTGTGCTAGCGTCAAGTTTTTTGTATTCGTCTGTGGGATCTCTGCTAAAGAAAGCATTCCACAGTCTCTTTCCTAAGCCCATAGAGACCCTCCTTTTATTCGTAACTATCTTTATGGATCTTAAAGGCGACAAACGCATCTATCAATGCTGATACGTTATCGATCTTTTGCTCGTAGCGTTTCTTTAAAAGCTTACGATTTCCGTTGGTATCTTCCAACGTAATGCAATTACCCATGCAATACGTCATAAGACTTTCATCGTGAAGTAGGCACTGATCTTCAGCCATTTTCTTAATCTCACCTAGAGGAACACTTTCTGTTTTAGCGCCCTGGATTACTTTCTCAACGCCATATGGACTGTTTTCTTTGCACCAACGCTCTACAAAATACTGTGCGTTATATGGGTCGTAACCAAAACTACGAATCTCATAACAGCACGAACGTATGTGTCGATCAAGATCATCGAAGACATTGTCGATGTCCAACACGGATCCGTTCATAACTACCAGAGTTCCTTCTTTCATGAATTCCTCGTACTTTGCTCTCATCGCCAGGGGAAGTTTGAACAATGTGCGCTCTGTTATGTAGCTTCGCACCTTGCATGCAAACGTACCATCTGGTAACGGAAATAAAAACGTGAATGCACAAAAGTCATCGCCCTGGGATAGATCGGCTCCGAGAGAACAAGGCATGCCCCAGTAAGATCTTTTTCGTGTTGGCAAGGTTTCCTCATAGGTGAAGAAATATGTGTAACCCTCCATGGGTAATCCAAATCGCTTTGCCAAAATATCGTTTCTGGCAGATGGATTCTGCTCGGCTTTTTCAACTGCTTGCTGATAGACCTCATACGTTACAGTCTTGCCTAGATTTGGGTTGGCTTTTACCCACATGGCAGGATCGGCTACTTCTTTCACGTCGTCCAGCTTATACCACCAGATAGACACATGCGGATTGATGTATTCGCCTTTAAGAATCTTCATCAATTCCATTTTGATTGAATCGCCGGGTCCATTTCGAACCGTACCCTCTGAGCTCGATGCTACAATCAGATAGTCCTCATTCTTAGAAGCACCCTGTTCGATTGCTTCGACGACATCTTCTCGAATGTCACCAGAGAGCCATTCGTCAACCGTCGCAAGTATACAACGCATGCCCTGAAGTTTGTCAATTGACATTGGCTTTACTTCAAGAAGGCTATTGGTAAACAGATTCTCAATTCCCTTCTTCGTGGCCGCGAGTTTCACGCCCTCCGGAGAACGAGTATTGTGCACTGATCCCTGAGTATAGAATTTAAACAGAGGTCCTGGTGCTCTTGTAATAGCAGTCCTGAATGGCGCCATTACTTCATCCGCCTGTCTCATTGTCGGGGCTGTTGTGATCTGTGACGTAGTTTGAGTGTTGACTGTAAGCTGATAGGCCTGATGTGTTTCGTCATAAACAGACTTAGCTGCTCCGCGAGCAATGATCAGATACTGCTTGTTGATGAGGCGTTTCTTGATACGCTTGGTAACGTAATGACCACCTTGATGATCTTCGCTCGGCTCATAGACACTTCTCTCGACAAAATAATACCACCCGTAAACATCTTCAGCCCAAAGCTTAAACGTATCGAGTAGCCTCATCGGGGAACCATCGGTTAGAGTCAATTCGTTTTCACAAAACTTAATGTAGCCCTCAACTGCTTGGTCGTCGTAGTAGAAATTCGGATTGGCGATGTTGTCATCTATGCGATTCATTTGCATAGAGATTTCTCGATTAACAGGGATTTCACCGCGCAACACGACTTTACGGAATTCCCCATAATAACGAGGCGTTGCTGTGTTACTTAGTGACATTTGTTACTCCTTACCGATAGATGAAGAAAGAATTGTACCGTTCAACAAAGGAAGCTCCATTATTGTCAGTCAATTCCTTAAGATTCTTTGTTCCGTATCGTTTCTCCATCTTTTTATAATACTTAGCCGCTTTATATTGACAACTTTTAGCAGTCCTAGTCAAAGTATCTGCTTTTTCTTTACGTACTTGATACCTTTCTTCGTTTCTTGTGCGCGACGCTTTTTCTACTGCCTTGTGAGTTTTCATGGATGCTTTTTGTGCTTTAGCGTCTTTCGAAGCGAGGCGTTTATGCTGCGTTCTCAGTTTCTTTTTACCACGCTCAGTCAGTGTACCATCAGGATTCTGATACCGACGTACACCCCACTTTTGGCCTTTAATACCATGGTGTTCGATTACTGAGTCGTAGTGGATTCCGTAGTATTCTGCCATTTTGAATCACCGTTTCTTTTTTTCTTGTTCATGTTTTGCTTCTTCAGCAAGCTTCTCGGCTATCTCGTCTTCCTCTTGTTTTTGTTCTTTAGCGTAGCCTTTTATAGCTTTTTCGGCTTTGAGACGCTCTACCGCCTGTTTCTTCTGATCCGGAGTCAATTTGCTTCGCATCTTCCAGAGTTCTGAAGCTGATGCTGTGTTTATGAACTTCGACACTCCATCATCTTTCTTTTGACCCAGCTTGATGTCAGTCAGGCCGATAGCGTTTGTAACTTTGGTAATTTTCTGAACAGAGTCGTACACTGAAGTTAATGTATTCGCGGTAGAGGCTAGTTTGTCTACGAATTTAGCTCCTTTAGACTTTGTGTTAGAATCAAGTCTTTCAATCTGAGCTTTAGTATTCAATCTAGTGAAAGCCTCCTGTAACTGTTGTGTCGTTAATTCTCCGCTTCGGCCTAGGATTTCTTCTTTAGTTCCGCTTTTTACTAATTCTTCAGTAGTTTTGACTTTTTGCTTTGTTTCTTCGAGTCTTTGTTTCCTGACGTCGAACTTAGCTGAAGCTTTTTTAAACTTAGAAGATGTTTTTCTTAAAGAAGAGGATAACGCTGCATACTCTCTAAGCTCTTTGCTCGTCGCAGTTCCATTTTTCTTTTTCTTAGCGAGGGTCATATAACGACTTCTGGACTGCTTGACCGTATCTCCCAATTTAGTTACTTTTCGCTCAAGTCTACCAAGCTTTTTACGTCCGAGTGACGTCAATGTCCCATCAGGATTCTGATAACGGCGTACACCCCACTTTTGGCCTTTAATGCCGTGGTGTTCGATTACTGAGTCGTAGTGGATTCCGTAGTATTCTGCCATTTTGAATCACCTACCTTCTTCACATACTTGATCGAAGATACGCCAAGGATTGCGCCGAGGGCAGTATCGATTGCAATGATTGTGCTAGTGATCTGCTCACCATATGGAATTCCCCAGATCATAGAAATGGCAGAGAACAGAGTGGCGATTGCTGGGAATACTACGAGAGCAATCCATTTGAGAATGTCATATACTTTGTTAGACACGTTTTCACCCTCTTTCGCTATTCTTCTCGTCCATGTCTGCAGCTTCTTCTGGACCGACAATTCGCAATTGTGCACAGGCGTTGTAGCCTATTTCACAATCACCGTTTCCTCCCATCTCTCGATAAGGACGATACAGATACTCTAAAGTTTGTTTTTCTCTGAGAGTGATTGCGCCTCTGCGAATACATTTGTCTGTCAAAACCATAATCTGATAATGGCCAAGTCCAAGCAACATTTTGGATGAGACGAGTTCGTTACTTTTCTTTTTGTCTTTTCTGTTAATCAAAAATTGAACGAACGACAATACTCCCGAAGATGTTAATGCCGTGATCACAGCGACAATTACAGATCTCATTTCAGGGCTCATCTACTTCCTCCAATCTAGGATCAACTTCGGCATTCATTCTCCATTCCAGCTCCTTAATTTCGTCTTTCATAGACTGTTGCGTAAATGAATTGGACGGGGGATCGAAAACTAGTTTGACTTTCAAGTAAATATACGTCTTAACTTCGCTAAGGATGGCCTCGTCTTTGCCAAGAAAATCATTCCAGGTTTCATCCAATCCCGTAATAGTGAATCCAATAGCACCTACGCCGAGTTGATTTAGGATTCGTAATGCCGAATTTATATGGACGATCAAATCTGTGTCGAAACCAGTGAAATCGTCGTCCTCGACTCCACCTATCATTTTCTTAATTGTTCTTAGAATGCTGTCCACGACTGTTACCTCCGTTAAACTGGAGACAGTCGGAATTAGCATAGCCTTTCAAACCGTGCTCTGAAACTACTTTGAAGAAGTGTTTATCATCCCAGCTCCAAGCTTCGTCATCAGTATTAACTTCTACGGTTTCATTCATTTTGATTTCGCCGCATGTTACATCAGACAACTCGGTATCGGACGGATCAGCGCGGAGTGACATGGCTTTGCATCCGACGATCTTAGCTTTCTTCATCTTATCACTTCCAGAGACATGTATCTCCAGGTTTTCTTTCGCCATTGGGGATACTGAGTTTATTGTCTGTTCCGTAATGTATTATATTGTGCGTATGAAAGCAAGTCAGTATCAAATTGTCCAAATCGAATAGCTTGTCAGAGCCCTCTTCGATATCGTCTATGGTAATTGGGACGATGTGGTGAATAATCGGCCTCTCGTAAATTATATAGCCGTCCACACCCAAATCACAACCCATATCCCGAACAATTACTTTCTGTCTTGTAAGTTTCCATTGACGGGAACGATAGAGTTCTTGATTAACATACCGCTCTACGCCAAACGTCTCGTAAGACACTTTACTATTGGTTCTTAGATACTCTAGTCGTTCTTCAAAAGACGGAAGAGTTATGAGCTCGCGATACGTTTTCACTGCTCGTCTCCTCCGTGACCTGAGTATTCCCTCATAGCGCTCAACGCGTTTTCATACAGTTCCTTAATTTCGGCAGCTGACTCGAGCGCCTCCGTCTTAGCCTTAAGCAATTTCTTTTGCTCTTCCATCATTTCTTTTTCAAGACGTTCTTTGGTCGAGCCAAGTTTAAGATAATGCGTGATAACTTGAGACGAAGCCGTTCCTTCCATGAGTTGTTTTTCAGCTAGATCAACCGCGAGTGCAATCATCTGATTTTCTCTCGCTTCTACGGACATTGCGGTTCTTCGTTTTCTAGTTTCACTCATACGATCTCACAACTTTCTCTCGCTATCGCGTGTACTTTATTCAGTGTGCAAATATCCTTACGCTTGGTTAAATGTAATTTTTGGAGGTATACATCTTACGCAATGGAAAGGAGTCCCGAAGAATCGGTTTTTGGAGGCAACCCAATGGCAAAGGAGATCGTAAATGCCTATAGGATACTTGCACACTCGATAAAGTACACGCGGTTAACGTGTACTTAGACAGATTAAAGCTCTGCCTTGCTTTTCATTTTGTTTTAGTCAAGTTTAACAGCATAGCCTGCTACGTGTGTGACTGTTCCGGCAACACCGGAAGAAGTTACGCCATAAGCCGGACTGTTGACATAACACGGAACAGCAATATATCTTGTTGTCTCAATATGTACAGTGACAAGAGCATTAGCTACGGTCGTAACTGTTGCTACGGCCTCAGGCATTGCAACTCCATCTTTAGTCATCTGGATGACCGCAGTGCCAGCAGCTGTGGGATTAAGCGTAACGTCAAAACCAATCCGATACAAACCGGAAGCCTTAACATTGAACCCACTGGACTGCGCATTGATACACTTGCCTGTCGAGGTTACCTCTCCGCCAAGGATTGACAAAGTTGTAACTGCGTCTGTTACAGTCTGATTGCTGTTGGTGTAGGTTGTAGAACAGGATCTTACGTTGCAACCACAATTGTTACACATTCATATCCCCTCCTTAACAACCAGAGCAGCAACCTCCGCAGAACGGAGACATGCCAGCGTTGTAGGTAAAACCGTTCGGATACCGTACGACGTTGTTCATCTGCTGAGCCAACTGCAGCTGGGAAATCTGAGCCTGCTGTGCCGCGATTGTCTGCTCCAGCTGGTTCTTCTCCATTGCTGCGAACTTAGCATCGATGTTGGCGTTGATCGAGGCTGTGTTGATAGCCTGATTATAGTTTACACCGTCGATAGCTCGCTGTGTTGTACAGCAACACTGAGCCATCTGAGAAGACAGATCAGACTGAGCAGAGGATACCTGCTGAGCAAGATTTGCCTGGCTCAAAGCCACTTCCTTGCCAAGCTGACCTACATTTCTCTGCATCTCATAGCCAAGATTGCAAATACCGTTACCAAGGATCTGAGTCTGCTGCTGGTTCTGATCACTCAGTCGTCCAACCTGATTCTGCAGATCATTGAAGTTCATGGCACTGCACAGTCCGGCTTCAGTTACCGGATCGCCGTTACCGTTGGCATTTCGATTATTCCAGCCGCCCATTCCGAACATGAACAGAAACAGAATAATGATCCACCATGCGCCACCGCCAAAACCGTCGTAATCGTTGTTCTTGGACGCAGCCGCAATATCGGACAGAGAGTACGTGTTTTCCATAAATGTACCTTCTTTCATAGAATATATGTCATAGAGGTCTGCGCACTACCTCGCTAACACCTACTTAAAAAATGCCTGCATCAGTGAAGCCTGCTGTTTCAATTGCTCAAACTGAGCCTGAGACATTTGGCCATTTGCGAGCATTTGCTTTACAATAGCTTCTGGGTTCTTGCCCTGCATCGTTTTCTTGAATTCAGCGAACTGAGCCATCATTTGCATTGGATTGCTGCTGGCCATTGTTCCGCTGTTTTGGGTTGCGTTGCTTAGCATCGCGAGAACCGGATTCACTTGGTTCATAAATATACTCCTCCAATCTAGCTAATCTCTGCTCAATAGACGAGAGCATTGTCTGCTGCTGATCTTGATGCGGAGAAATATCGAATGCACTTACTGTTTTGTACCCAGCACCATCCGTTGAAGCCAGCCAAAGCACTGGAGCCGTTTCATCAAGCAGTAAAACCTGACTATTCGGACCCATTTGAAAGGCTTCGGCTCCGTTTCTGCCATTCACTTTCACAATATCGTAGTGCGGCAGTTGCTGGTTCTGGTAACTTGTGTTCATTCCGTTGCCAAAAGGCGACTGAAAAGGGTAATTTGGCATTCCATACATGGGGTTTTGCATAATATCCAGATCCTTTCCATTGTTTGTTGCCTACTTCTGGAGACTTTTGCCCAAGAATGTTTTTCAAAAATATCACTTCGGGGATTTTTTGAGGAGGCCGGCGATATG